CGCCAGTGGATGTCATCACCACGTTGTAGGGCTGTACTCCGGAAGCATCGGAAATATCCGGAGCATGGACTTCTCCCCCTCTAAGCACCGTAGACGTACTCCATATATCTACGTCTTCTGCCTGAGATGTCGATCCGCCTCGGAGTTGTACCGTTTCGCCCTCAAGAGCGGCTACAGTCGAGCTTATCCGAAGGCTGGCAACGTTTGCGCCATCGACAGATTGCGCAAGGAGTAGAGTGTTATTCGCGATAGTGTACGCTCCATATGCGTCTGGATTGTTTTTTCTACCATTTACAATCCCTACACTTCCATTTTCCCATGGGCTTATGAACAACCCTCTTTCTCCGCCTGCGCCTGAATCATTCCAGTTTAGCGTCGGAAAGTCCGGAAAATAGCCAATTGCGAAGTCCCTGTTCTTGGATTCATCTGCTGTGGTGGTAACAACCCTTACAGCGGTAAGAGAATCGCTATGGTTGTAGATATTGGTATCTTCATCCAGGCCGTCCAGGTCGGTCAGGGTGGCCAGAAAAGCAGTATCAGCATACAGCACTCCCCCGGCGGTGAATGCCAGGCCAGTACCGGGAGCAGCGGCGGACAAATCTCCATCTGCGTCAGCCCCTACTATCCGGGTAGGGGTGTCGGTAGTGAGGTCTGTTACCCTCATCTCCCCGGCTACGTGGAGAGTACGCGCTGGTGTGGAAGCAGTACCTATGACTGTGCCGTTGGGGTGGAAGCTTGCCAGTTTCGTCCCGGTAGTGTATTCCCCTGCGTACACCCCAAGTGCTATTTCGTTTCCTGTCAATGCAGTCCTGCCAGTTGCGCCATCGTGCTTGAATCCCTCCAGCGTGAAGGTTGGAACAGCAGGCACAGTAGACCCGACGTGGCCCTGAAACCTTACCCCAGGATAATTTAAGTTGTTAGAAAACCCTTGAAACAGCATTCCAGAGCTTCCTCCAGCAAAAATCCTAGCTGCATATTCCCCCAGTGACCCGAACGTGATCGGCTGGCTGTATGAAGGTACAAGTATCTCCATTCTCCAGTCGCTACCGCGAAACCTCGCGTTTCCTTCGACGTGGAGGCGCTGTTGTGGGATGATTGTACCGAGGCCAAGCCTATTATTCGTATCATCCACGAAAAAATTGGCATTATCCTGCTGTGCCTGCCCGGAAGTTCCAGCGAAAAGCAAGCTGCCTGTCGTGAAACTCTCCGCTGCCCCTCGAACCAATGGCCAGTCCGTTGTCCCGTTCATGAAATGGGGATAGTTTCCGCTGGAGGTGTACCATTTCCCGGCGGCATTGACCGGCGCGGAAGTAGGAGTTAGCAGCAGGCTTGCCCCGGTTCCTCCCAGGGTAAGCAGGGGGGAAGTATAGGTAAGGTTCGTGCTACCAGTCAACGTATAGGCTCCATTCCAATACGCCACTTGCCCGGAAACGCCTGTTCCTGTTACGTTATCTGCTGGAAGGCTGCCACCTCCTGCCGCGATCGTATCCCGGCTTATCTCCACCCCACACCGGCGAGTGACAAAAACAGAATCGTTTAGAGGAACTGTCACAGTGTCCGGAGTGCCCGCTATGACCTCAAAGGAGTTCATGTCCCCGACGAAATTCCCGTCAGGGTCGGTATAGGATACTTCCCAGGTGTATATTCCGGCAGTCCTGGATGTCGATGTCTCGAAATAGTATGACGTACTATCCGCATTGTACACATCGTATGTGATACTCTGCGGGCTGGCGTTGACCTCGAAGGTAATTGCACCTTTATCTATCGCTTCATTGTCCAGCAGATAGAAACCTGTGATTACTGTTTCGGATGTGCTGCATCCGTCTAACTGGATGATTCTATCGAAAGCCTGGATGAGGATAGGAGTTGACCTGTCCCCGGCTTCCCGGAGGCTGTCCGCCACTAAGAACAAACTATCAGCGTATGTGCGAGTAGCCAGCAGGGTAGTATCCACCCGTAACGGGTCGCCGCCCGTCCCGTCGCCCAGGATGGTCAGGCCGTCGGCCACTTCAATACTGCCGCCCCCGAAAAACAATACCCATCCGGCCCCATTGTACAAGCCCAGAGTGTCGGCCGTCGAGTTGATGAAGGCGTCGCCCAGGACAGGGGAAAGCCCCGTGGTATCCGGAACGTTGGTGATTGAGTACACCGAATCGCGCCCGCCGATGAGGCTCTGCATTATTACCACGTTGTGCCGGTCTATCCTTGCCTTTTGTGTCGGGCTGAGGCCGGCCTGCTCCTGGCTGGATGGGGGTATCAGGCCGTTCTCTGTCGGGTTGTACACCTGGCCGGAGCCGAAGGGGGCAAAGCCCCGGTCTACCTTAGCTGTTACGCTTACATCGGCCGTGAAGTTGGTGCTTTCATGGATCGTGTCGATCTCAAAAACCAGGCCCCGGCCGTCAAATATCTCATACCCTACGGCCAACTGCGTCAGGTTGTACCCGTCGCCCATCCGGTCTGTGAAGTTGATAATGTCGCCCCGGTAAGAACTGTCGGCCAGCAGGGCAAAGCCTGAAAAGCGGCAATTTCCGACAAAGCGCTTTTCGGGGGCCTGCCCATGCAGGGCAAGCCCGGCGAAAAGCAGGCAAAACGTTATGATGTATAGGCGTAAGTTCATGTTATACGGTATCTGCCAGCGAATGAGCCACGAGGCTCAGGGTGATAATCCACCCTTCCGCCGGAAAGTTATTCATGTTCGTGAATATCAGTTCCGTTGCCCCGGCGCTTACGGTGTCTGTTTCGGTGATCGACATTTCCTCCCTCGGGTCAGAAATGACCTCCAGGTTGTCGGCCCGCTGTATCTTCCGCGTTGACCACACCAATAGGCTCCCGCCGCTGGTTATGTTGATCGTCAACTGCCCGCCCCCGGTCAGGTTGTCGGAATCCCCGGCAATGACCAGCCCCAGGGGGTTGAGGCCGTCGGGGAAATCCACCGTGTACTCCCCTGTTCCGTCCTTCGTTAGCGTCGCCGGGTCGGCCGATCCAAGAAAGACGGCCTTAACCGTCAGCCCGTCGGCATGGCTCAGGTTGTTCCAGTTCGTGCTTCCCCCGGCCGGCAGTGCGGCCAGGGTGTCGATCACGTCTACGTAGTTGGCCTCCGTCGGCGTATCGCCGGTATTGAAATACCCCTTCAGGGTTGCTATGCTTACTATTGCCATGTCGCTATAGTTAATATACGATCAGATCATCCTCAACCGTGTCGAACCCTACTCCTATCGGATCGGGCGTCATAATGTAATACGGGCTGCTCTCCATTATCACGGGGCAGGCCGGCGTCTGTACGACGAAATATATGAACTCTGCCCCACCTGGTATCGGTATGGCAACGCCGGCCTCAACCTGCGCAGCCGTGACGGTGGCTATCAGGGTGGACACTGAGCCTATCCGGCTATATACGGCCGCCAGGGTGCCTGGGAATGTCCGGCCAGTCATCACCCCGCCCGTGATGTCGTCGATCACCGGCAGGATATAAGAGCCGGAATCATAGAAATAATACCGGCCTGAGTTGGCGTCATATATTATGTCATCCTCATTAGAGGCCACCAAATTGTACCCGGCCGGCACAGGCGGGATAATGCTCCCGGCCTCTCGCTGGTATAGGTTCCTGTTATGCGGAGGCGCTGTTTCCGTGATAAGCACATAGTCATCGCCCTCGAAAAGCACGGGAAGGCCGGTGGCCTCGCTTATGAAATACGCGCCGTAGTAATTCGAGGAATCTTCGCTTATCTCCGCAACTGCCGTATAATCGGCCGTTATGCACCCGCCGGCCCCGGCGGTATAGTCCAGGCTGGTTACTCCGCTTGCCGACTTGACCACCACGGTATCGGTCTCGAACTCTACGGTAAGGTTCCCCAGGTCGCCCTGCGCAAGCCATTCCGGGTCTTCCATATTGAACTCATCCACAACGTGCGTCCGGTTGTCGTTGTAATTCGTGATCTCCACGAAATCATGAAGGCCAACCAGGCGGAAGGCGTCGAAGATGTATTCCGGAGCCTCGAAGGAGAAGCGGTACAGCTTAGAGCTAACCTGCTTCAACTTGAAAGCCTTTCCGTTCCTGTCCCTGACTTCCTCCTGGAACGGGTACAGCGGCTTTCCTATGTCCGTATCCAGGTACACGCGGCTTTTGTACGGGAACTCATAGCGGATTTTCCCGGACGGGTAGCAGAAGTCCCCATTGTGCCACCATTCTATTTTCACAAGGCCTACTGTGGTATCCACGAAGTTGAACTCTTCCGAATACCATGTATTTGTGCCGTCGGCCATGCGCAGGTAATGCCGCCCGGTGTTGAATGAGCCGACGGAAATGGTGGCCGGGTAGATTATCAGGTCGTAGCCGTCGGCGGCATATTCCACCACCTCCAGGCCGGAAGCCGTAGCAATGGCCAGTATATCGGTTTCTGCCTCGGTGGCAACCTCGACAACGGTAAGCTCGGTTATTGCCGCCCCGGTATTGCTCCGCCGCAACTGGAAGGGAACCAGCATCCCGGAAGGGGTGGGCATACAGTAGTAGGCGCCATAGGCGTACCACTTTGCCGCGTGTTGCAGGCTGAGTGCCGTGTACCAGGGTAATATGTTAACTTCCGTTGCGATCATGCTGTATTGTGCGCTATCCGTGCCTCTACGTACTGTCCGTTAACGTCCTCCCGGAACTCCAGCACCTTGCCAGAACCTTTGCCGGTCGTTACCAGGGCCAGGTAATCCGTCACGGAGATCAAGGGGTATTCCAGGGATTGTATCAGGCGGCGCGTTACGCTTAGCGCCGTGGTGTCCTCTTCGTTCATCCGTATAAGGCTGGCCGGCAGCCCGTAGCGGTGATAGTTGGGGTGTAGGTATATGAAGGCCAGGTATCCGTTTTGGAGTTTGAACTCGGAGCCGTCAGGGAGTGCAACCTCCAGGTATGGGACGGTATATATCCCCTTGCTTACGCTGCACTCCACAACGGCGAAGCCTTCCTTTGCGATGTCTTCCGGCTGCAACTGCATGTAATCAACATCGGCCGTAAAACGGGTTGCTTTTCGGCTTTCGATGTTGCCGGCCTGCACATAGATCGACCTGATGTTGATAGGGTAGCCGTCAAATTCCCGCGTCGTCCTGTCCATCCACCCGCTTTCTATACGCTCCGGCATCGCATCCACGTCGTATTCCCATACATTCGCGCCCCATTCCCAGTTCTTGCCAGTCTGAGGGTCTAGCAGGGTGGTGAGGTCTTCGCTGGCCTCTGTCCCGGAATACGTGCCGCCGTTGTCGAAAAAGCTGATATGCTCAAGGATGAACTTGCCCGAGGTGTCGATATACCAAAAGCAATTCCATGCCACCCGCGCCAGTTGCAGAAGTTCCGAAAGCCGGATGGGGCCCTTCTTGGCCGGCTGGCTATACTGCCCGACCGTGATATTGCTCTTCGGCGTGATGATTGGATAGCGCAAGGTTCCCCGTATGGCGTTGCTGGCGCCATACAGGAAATCGGAATAGGCGGCGCTTTCCAGGTGGCCTACCGCCGGGTTAAGCTCCTGTATGACGGCGCTGAGGGCATCGGCGAACTTGTAAGCATCGGCAATCTGTACCAGCGCCGCGCCGGATTCCTGGAAACCCCGAAGGGTGGCATCGTACTGAAACCAAAACGAGGCGCCAATCCATGCGCTTTGCCCTTGCGGGTATATTGCGCCAGAGCCTACCCCGGCCGGGATAGTGAAGTATTCCCCGGCATACTCCGGGGCATCATCGGAATACTTGCCGTAACGGGTGGGGCTGGTTGAATGCCCCGATGATGCAATAATTACGCCCTCCCAGTCCGTACCGGCGGGAACCACAGAATCAGTAAGGCCGATGGCTAACACTCTTTCGTAGGCCGCCGGGTTGGAGACTATATCGCTCGCCGGGATGGCGCTGGTTGGCGTCACGCCTACCGCTACCTGGTTGGTGATGAACCGGGCAAACATATTCTTGCCCCTGACATAGGCCGGCGTACTATCCAGCAGGGAGGGCAACTCATCCTCAAATAGCGCCGCGCTTACCGCGCTTCGGTAATACACCACCCCGCTCGTGGGATCGTAGATCTCCCATTGTGCCCCGCCGGTTAGCCTGATCTTATAGGCCCCGTCGGACTTTCGGACGTAAGACGGCGAAGCGGAAAGGCTGGCCAGGGTTACGTCGTTGATATACTCCCCGCTAACGTCCGGGTCAAGGCCCTCACCGAACACGGCCAGGTGTGTCCCTATATACCCGAAAAAGTAGGCGCTGAACATATCGGCAGTATCCGTTACCGGCGTTGGGACATCCAGCTCAAAGTAAGTGCCGCCCAAATAACAGGTCAGGACTGAATCCCCCAAGGCGTAAACCTGAAAAATAGGCTGCCTCGTAAAGTTAAACCCCGTCTTTTCCGGCTCCAGCTCGATCAGGTCAAACTCCTTATCCATCCCCCCCAGGATGGCGTCGTAGAAGTCGCGGGGCTTAATACTCACCGTGCAAAGGCCGCCCCCGCACTCATCCACCGAAAAGCGGCAATCCGCTTTCGTGAAGTGCCCGGAGAAGTAGGTTTGCCACTCCGTGCCGTCCCACTTCTCCATATTGAAATTGATCTGCTCCTCAATCGAAGTGCCTACAATCAACTCATAATCAGCCCGTACAAAATCCAGGCTACCATCCAGGGTAGTGCGGTAATATTCGCCGTCATCGGCCTTTTTTACAACGCGCTTCACGCCGTCGGCCACGATTGGCGCCACGGTAGTGAACACCCCGTCCACCTCTAAGGAATAGCGATATGTAGGCCCGTTACACATATACCCTCACCCTGTTTTTGTAGCGTTCCACAAGGCGCCCCTTGCCGTCCGTTGTCACCTGCCGTTCTCCATTGCGCCGGATACGCCGAAGCTCCCCCTCCATGCCGGCCGTGTTGATGTTGACCGATGTATTTATGGCCGGTATGCGCTGGCCGTCGCCGGCCATACGCTGGTATTTCCTCTCCAGTTCCCCGGCATTGATGGCCGCGACAATATCCGGCAGGGCGCTGCCGTACTTTGCCATGGCCGGGCGGCTGAAAATGGCCATGCCTTCCCCGCCCTCAGCGCGGCGCTGCACCCCATCCCGGCCGGTGTACAGGGGGATGTCGCGCCCGCTGCCATGGCTGCCGCCTTCCAATACCTCATACCCGCCCTTACTGAATATCTTGGTGGCCTGGAATGCCTTGATCTTGGCGGCGGCGAATGAGCCGAATAGGATAGCGGTAGCAGGCAGGGCCAGGGGCCATCCTGGGTTAACCCATAGCTTCGATATGGCCGTTATCAGGTTGCCGGCCTGCTCTATGGACTGGGCGATTAACTGCGTGCGCTGCGCCTGCTGCCGGATGCGCTGCGCCTCCTCTTCCTTTTGTTTTGCCAGTGCAAGCTCTGCCTGTGCCGTCTCCACGCGGTTAGCAAAGCCCTGCTCTGATAACTGTAACTGGGTTTGAAGTTCCTGCTGCGCCGCCTGTACGCCGGCCTGGGCTTGCTGTAACTGTAGGTTGGCGAGTTCCTGCTGTTGCTGGAAAAATTCCCCGACGGCTTGCTTTGCCTGGCCGAAGGCGCTTTTCAGGCTGTCCATGCCTTCCTTTGTCACTTCGGCCCCGCCGCTGATGCTGCTGCCGAAATCGGTGGCATTGCGGGAAATGCTCTCCATTACCTTCCTCACATCCTCGGCCTGGGCTTTCTGCGCCTCAATAGCGCCCGGCAATACTTCGGTGGTAATGCGCTCTATGGCGGCGAAGGATTCCCGAGCCGTTGCCGTTAGCTCCCTCTGTGCTTCGGCAAGGTCGGATACGGCCAGGCGGCGCTCCCTTACAATTTCCAGAAGGCGCCCCTCGATGACCTCAGATAGGCCCAGGGAGCGGATGCGCTGGTTGAGGACAACGGCGTCGCTCTCGGCTATCAGTTCGTTGGCGTTGACCTGTACGCCAGTGAACTGCTGGATGGTTTCTATCTGCTTCGCAAAGCTTTCATCGGCCAGGCGGTAAGTCTCTGCCAGTATGGCGCGGCGGGCCGCCAGGGTTTGCGTTTCATCGGCGATGATACGCTCGTTGATCGTTTTGATGTTGTCGAAGGCATCAATAAGGATGTCCAGGTCGCGCTCCAGCCTGTCCTGTACCAACTCCCGGCGCGTTTTCTCGTTATCGGCCACGGTAACGGTATAATCCCGCTGAGCGGCGGCCAGGGCCTGGAATGCGCTCAATTGCTGGTCTAGCAAGCCCTCTACGTCCTCCCCGGCAGCGCGGCGAAGGGCAATTTCCTCCTCGATTAGAGAGAAGTTGTTACGGGCAATGCGCACTTCAACGGCGGAACGGCGTTCCAGGGCCTGGCGAGACTTCTCCGCCGCCCGTTCCCGCTCCTCGAAACTTCGGGTCGCGTCGTCGGCCGTGACCTGAGCCAGTTGTTCGGCGGTAGCCAGTTGTTCGGCCTGCTTTTGTAGTTCGCGGTTTGCGCGGGTAACTTCCCGCCTCTTGGCGGCCAGGTTGGACATAGCCACAACCGTTTCATTGATGGCGGCCGCAAATTCGCGCTGCGCTTCGGCATCCATGCCGGTATGTAATTGCACTAGCGCCGTTCCAGCCTCTGAGGCGGCCTTTTTCAAGGCAGGCAGGTCTCGTTCCCATAGTGCATGGAGGCCGCTGCCAACTGCCTGGAAAAGGGCAATAAGGCCCTCGAAGCGGTTGACGATATTTTCCTTAATGGCCGCCCATAAATCCTGTATGGCCTGCACCGGGTCTTCCCATAGGCTGATAAGCACGCCGGCAACTCTATCGACTGCCTTTGTGAGCAGCATCATAATGCCCTCCAGCGCCCCGGTGGCCTTTGCCATTAGTTCGGCCCCGCGGCCGGATCGCTTGAAAGCCTGGAAGAGCGCCCCAATAGCGCCGACGATAAGGCCGACAATTCCCAATAGTGGCGTCTTTGATAGCAAGTTAAAGGCCTTCTCCAGCCCCAGGCTCTCTTTGATCGCGTCTTTGACGCCCTCTTTGTAGTTGCCGACATTGAGCGCCGTCTTCCCGGTGGCCTCCTGGAGGCTTTTCATTTCCTCATAGATGCCTTTGGTAGCCTCCTCTAGCTCCTGGCCTGCCCGGCTGGCCTTGCGCTGCTCAGCGCTCATTGCATTGAGCTTGATCTTATTGAGCGTGTACTGAGCCGAAAGGGCATCATAAGAGCCTGCGGCGGCTTCAGCCAGGGCGGCTTCGGCCTTTGCTATGCGGTTCGCCTGTGCCCGTTCCGCCCGGAGGCGCTGCAATTCCTTGTTACTCTCAGCGTAGGCGGCCGTAAGCCTCTCCTGTTCCCGTTCCAGGATGGTAGCCTGGCGGGCGCTTTCCTCAATGGCCTTCTGGCCGGCCGCCGTGGCGTTGGATTGCTTCTTCACTTCGGCGGAATACCGGACTGCCCTTTGGCTGAGTTCATCCATAGCGGTGGCAACCCCCTTCAGTTGGGCCTCCAGGCGGGCCAGCGCCCCGTCGTCCTGGTATAAGTCCGATGCCTTAATCGGATTTGCCATTAACTCTCGGTTTCTTTGTGTTGTTTTTCACCGCCCCGGCCTGCCGTTCCAGCATCCGGATAGCGCGGTGATATTCCAGTACCGTCATTTTCTTTGGGTCGCGGCTCAGGTGCTGGCTCATCGCAATACAGCTATCCTCATAGCTGGCTATCCTCTTTGCCTCAATACCCTTGGCGCCCCCGTATTCTTTCGGCCTTGCCGCCTCCAGCAGCCGCCCATCGGCGGCGTATATCTCCTTTTCCCTGTCCATCCCGGCTATCTTTTCCAGGGCCAGTATGGTGCGGGTTTTCAGCAGGCCATAAAATTCTTTCTCCTGCGCCCCGCCGCCGGCCAGTTCCGGGAAAAAGACATCAAATTCCTCCTCAATTTTTTTTTTGCATGGGCAATAAACCCCCGCACCTTGCCGACGGTCAGCCCCCGCTCTGACAGCATGGCCGTAAGCTTCTCGGCGCCGGAAGTGCCCGTATCCTCCCATGCTACCCCGTTAACGCTCTTGACCATTGCCGAAAAACAGTGCATCTCGGGGCTGATGCCACTGACTACGAACGTAAGGCATTGCAGCAGGTTAGAGGCCGCCTGGGCTACATCCTCCTGTTTGCCGCGCTGGTTGTATTGCAGGATCAGGTTAATGTGCCGGGCTATGCTGTCTATGTCAGAGCCAATACCGGCGTCTATTACGGCGTACCTGTTGAACTTCTGGAAGCGCTCCTCCGGAAGCTCCTCGATACTGTCATACATTTCCAGCAGGTAGCCGTTCAGGCTGATCTCTTTCATGCGCATTGCTCGTTTATCACCATTTCCCCCTCCAGGCGAAATCCGGTATAGGGGAACATCAGGAACTGGCCTTCGATCTCGCCATGGTCGTACCCCCGGTAAATGTTCTCGGCCCGTTCCGCCACCCGGTCAACCACCAGCGATGACCTGCTTAGCCGGATGGCCCGGATCGCTGTTATAACATCGGCCTTGGCGTGTTCTACCGTCCTGTTTTCGTAGTCCGACGGGTAGGCTGTGCGCAAGTCCAGCCAGAAAACAAGGCCAACGGCAGCCCGAACCTTAGCCTGCCTGTACAGGCGCGGGTTGTCCTGTATTTCCTGGTAGTCGCCCACATCCAGCCAGCAGTAATTGCCCAGGTGGGCGTCGGGGAGCATCGAAAGGTAATCGCCGGCCCCGGAATACACAGCAGGGAAGCGGCTCTCGCGCCCGTCCACAACCTTAACCCGGCGCTGCGCCTTGCCGAAAGCGGAGGTAAGCCATGAGATGTTAGCGGCCAGCTCCGTTTGCAGCTCAGCTACGGCGTAATCCCACAGTTTCGGGGACGTGGGTACGGGTATGGTGGGCGTTGAGATCATCAGTACAATACCAGGTTAGTGTACCGCGCCGTATCAACCAGCACCAGCCCGAACCCGGCGCTAATGTCGCCATTGTCCGCGCTCACCACGTCCACCGTTAGCCTGATGTCCGTCCGGGGCTGGATTAGCCGGTAAGGCTCCCAGGATTGCCGGAAGGCCCCAGCCCCGTCCATGTCCAGGCCGGCAATGCGCCGGAGCAGCCAGGCAGAGGTAGCCAGGTTGGCATTGGGCCTCTCGTATAGCGCTAGGTTGGCATTGGCCCCGGCTGGGGCGTTAATAGAGCCATATACGCCGGGCATAATGGCGTATTTCCCGGCAGGGACGGTATATATGGCCATGAGGCTTTGCCCCTGCCCGGCGGCGATCACGGCGGCGGCCGTGGCGTCATCCTGGTACGTTACGGTAATTGCCCCGTTGTTCCGGTGGTTGCCCCCGGCCGTCAACACTTCGGCATGGCGTACCCGCCGGAAGGCCTGCGTTGTTTCCACGGTGGTATCCCCGTCCATCACCACATCTTCGGTAATGGCCAGGAAGGCGGAATCCAGGCCATGAATGCGGATAGTATATGCGCCGGTGCTGAGGCTCGAACTGTCATCCGTTATGGAATCGCTGGCTACCTCCAATATCTGCGCCGAATCAGGCCAGGAGTACAGGCCGCCGCCGTTCCAAATGTCCTCCGGGTCTGTGCCTGTGTCCACGTCCGCATTGCGCCCAAACTTGTCCACGGCCGTGCAGTTGCTTTGCAGGCCCAGCGGAACCAGCGTTTTCCAATCAAACTGGTAGTGGCCCCGCGCTGGGGGGCGGGTTGCAGGGCCGGCATCGGTAGCAGCAAGCCGGGGGGCGAACAGATACCCGGCCACCAGGGCCATCAGGGCTGCTATGAATATTCTCGTTTTCATCATTTCTCTATTGGTTCAACCATGTTTTCACAGTTCGGGCATTCCAGGCGCTCGGTAGTAGCCGGGCGAACTGATACCCATTCATGGGCGCAAAGCGGGCATTGCACAGGGCCGCCAGCCCAGGCTTCGTCCTGGCCGATGCCCTCCCCGATAACCGAAAGGAAGCCCATGTTTTCCCGGCAGTACTGCTCTGCCTCCTCCCAACTGGCGGCCGGTATTTCCGGGCCTGCCCATGTTTTCAGTAGCCCGTCCTCTGGGTCAATGGCCAGGAGTTGGGTAAGGAATATTTTATCCTCCTGTTTCATGCCTCCAATGCTTTTCTAAGGTTATCGGCCAGCGGCTCCCGGATCATGCCGATCAGTTCCTGCTGGCCGGCATCATCCAGGCCGAATATTTCCCGCCCGTACTTGGCTACGAGCTTGGCGGTTTTCGTATCGCCTGCCGTAATGCCGAACTGCGTGGCCTGCCATTCCACCCGGAATGATTTGTGGAAATCGCCAGTATCGCGCAATGTTACACGGTTGAAGGGCTGCCCACTGGCCCGCTTGATCTCTATGGTAAGTTGGGAGTATGGCGGCCGGACAGGCTGGCCGGCAGCAGTGCGGCCCTGCCTGAACAACTGCTCTTCAGTGTTATAGTCCAATATCTCAGCCTCGAAGGCGCGGGCCTCGGCGATGACGTGCCGCTCGGCTTCATCCTGCCAGCGGGAAATGGCCTCTATCTTGGCGTCAAGGGTGGGGATCATCACTATTGCGGTTATCGTGGCCAGCCGGGCCTGGCGCTGCGCCCAGAGTACGAAAGCGCCAAGGAGGTAAGCGGAAAGCAGAACCATTCCCCAGTTGCCCGTTACGATGCCCCACAGGGCCAGGCTCAGGCCCATCAGGGCCGGGAGGCCCCACTTTTTCAGGAATGGCTTTAGCTTTTTCAGCTTGTTCCTCATTAGTGTGTTTTTTAGGTTTTTGCGGCATCCAGGCCGGCAATGCGGCGCTATTGGTAGAAACCATAGAACGGAGCCGAAAATACCGAGTTCCACTGTACCCCCTTCTTGCGGCATGGCAGGCAATACTTCTCAATGTTCGTACTGTCGAACTGTATCGAATCAATGGCGTCATCCAGTTGCTTCCTCAGCCCGCCGGGCCGCCCCTGGCTGTCGCCTTCGATCTCGAAAAGCAGGGTTGCCCGGTCAATATTGGCCACATGCCGGTTTATCCGGCTCGTCGGGTTGAAAACCATTTCCCGGAGCAGGTCGATGGCCACCTGCTTGGCGATGGCCGCCTGAAAAAGGCTCTTCTGTTCCAGGATGAAGCTAGTGTAGTCGCACTGTACGTTAATATCCAGGTTGAGGCCGTAGTTCGTGCCTATCGTGTAGCTGTGCTGCGATATGTCCCACAGGGCGGCCGTCGTGGCTGCCGGGTCGGTAACTTTCACCCCTGTGGCCTGATACCAGCGCCCGGCAGGGTAGCTGGCAAGGCCAGCCCAGCGGGCGGTATAGTCATATACGCCGTTGATGGACTGCCCGGAAAGGGCCGCCTGGTCGTAGGCGATGTAATAGGCCCCGGTTCCGGATAACTCCCAATCTACCGTGAACCATTGCAGGCCTCCGGAGGCGGTATATGAAACCGTTTCCGTTTGTTCCGGGGCGGCATCCTCAGAATGGAACAGGTACAGGGTGACGCTCTGGTCGGTATCCAGTTGTAGGCCCACCCGCTCCACTGTGTACTTCAGGCTCCTGTTCCGGCGGGTGGGCGCTACCTCTATCCCGGCTATCCGGCCCTCGTTTGTGTCTTTGTTGGCCAGCCGCCCGGCCCCCTCAAAGAGGAGGTTCCTCTCCAGGAGGTTGTTGGCTGTCCCCATGGCCATCTTCCTGCTTTTCCATGCGTCGATTGCCCGGATGATGCCGGCCTCCGTCTTGGCCTTGAGCCAGTACGTGAAGGGGTCGTACACCTCCCAATAGGTGGCGTTCGGCGGGGCCTGGTTGGTGTGCGCCAGGATGCAGATGTAATCTATCCCGCCGCTTTTCACCAGGGCGCCAGCCTTGTATGCCGTAGCGCCGCTCCATGCCGTAATTGCGGATAGTTTCGAGAACTCTGGGGCAATAGAAAGCAGGTCTTCGATGTTCAGCAGCGGGTGTTCGTCATTGAAGTACAGGCCGGACGTGGACGTAGTAAGGGCGGAGAGCTGCACCCCCGAGGGGTCATAGTTCTGCCGCCACCCTACCAGCCCTATCAGGCCTGTTTTCAGTTCCGCCGCTGAGTACATATCAGTGTGTTATTGCGCCGGGGCGCTGTCTGCGATAATGGCGTCCATTCTCAGAGCCGTAGACTGCGTGCCGCTGGATATTACGCGCAGGCGCAGGGTTCCGCCAAGCAGGTCGCCGGTAGCCTTCAGCCGGGAGGTCACGCCATTGATAGTCTCGGTATCCACTATGAACCAGTCGGAGCCGGCAATGCTCTGCTCCAGCGTCGCCGTGGCTGCAGTGGAGCCGGAAAGGCTGTCGGCGCTGATCTGTACCTCGACGGACACTGGGCGGTTGTACGTGCCCAGGGAGTATGTGGCCGTATCGGCGTTTGTGAGCGTGTCGGTAGTGAACGCGGTGAGGTTCTGCCAGAATGACGGCGTCGCCTGCACGTCGAATTGCATAGGCTGAGGGGCGCTACACCCGGCGGCGAAGGCCAACAGGAAGAGCGCCGGAGCGATATATTTCAGGTATTTCATCTTTTGTGGTTTTGGAAAGCCTGGCAGGCCCTGGCCGGGCCTGCCCGCTATGAATCTCACTAGAAAATAGATCAATCGAAAAACCGTTACGAAATCAACCGAACCTTTATGAAGTGGCGATGGCAAACTTCAGTACCGGCCCGGCGTAGGTGGAGGCGTCCGTATTGTAGGCCGTCACAAAGGCAACGTCAACGGCAAAGCCGAAGTGCTGCTTATAGGCCCGCGTATTGTCCGCCGTAGCGGCTCCGGCCAGGGCACTGAAGTCTCCCTTAGATTCGTAGAAGTACGTCCCGATAGGGATATTCAGCATCGGCAACAGGGAGATGTCCCACTCCGTACCGTCCTGCATCCGAGTTCCCCGTACCGCCTCGCGCTCGAAGCGGAACAGCATCCCGGCGGAGCCTTCCTGCGCGGCAAAGCCGGTAACTTTGTGGCCGGCGGCGTTGCTCAGGCGGTTGGTGAAGTGGAACACCTTGTCGTTGTACTGATAGGTTTTGTCCACCTCATTGAACTGCCCGCGTTCCAGCAGGCGGTTGCGAATGTGGCTCTCCAGGCCAGGGTTGCCCACTACGTGAATGGTTCCGTAGAAGTCATTGCCGCTCATTACCGGGTTCAGGTCGCCCACAACCTCGTCCTGCTGCGCCAGGGAGGCTACCAGGACATTGGAGGTAAGGGAGTACTTGCCCAGGCCGTCGCTCAGTACTTGCGTCTTGGCAGTCTCCAGGGCCGTCAGCGCGGCGCTGTCCCAGGTGGCGGCAACGGCAAGGAGGTACTTCATGAACTTGCGGTCAAAATCGCGCTGGTAGTCGATCTCGTTGTTCATGTACTGGCTCGGAACCATGGTGAAGCCCCAGGAATAGGTCACGAACGTGAACGTCACGAATGCGCTGTCATTCTCGTCGTCGGATACCGTTACCGACCGGCTGGATCCGATGGAAACGCTGGCGTCGAAGTCAATGACCGGAACCTGGATAGTGCGGCCAATGCTACGGTAGGCGGCCTCCTGGAGGGCCGGGGACAGGATGCCCATAGGGTTGTCCTTGTCCATCATGAAAAAGTCCAATGCGCCATAGCGGCTGGCCCGGAGAACCCACTTGTCGAGGTTGCTGGGCAAGCGCATATTTTGCATTACTGTCGTTGCAATAGACATAGTAACTGCATTTTTAGATTAATGGATCGCGCTTGCCCTTTCGCGCTTATTGTTGCGCGGCGCCATTGCGGCCCGCGCCTGGGTTATACTATCCCAAGGGGGAGTTTCCCCACTTCGTTTTCCTCCCTGATCTTCTTACTCTCAGCCATCCATGCCGGTGTGCCCTTCTCCAGGCCCTTGGCCAGCAGGTGGGCGTCGATGGCCGCCTGTGCTTCGCGCTGGTTCCTGGCCCCGGCAATGGAAAGGATCAGGTCTGCCGGGGCGCCATTGCCGCCGGTTCCTGCCCCGTTCTGCTGCCGGCCGGTATCAAGCACCGGCTCCAGTTCCTTTTTCAGCAGTTCGGCAGAGGTGAAGGGGTTGAGCTGGTTCTCCGGGTTGTTCATCACCTTTCCCGTCTTCTTGTCCCGGAACACCAGGCGGCTGCCGCCACGTCCGTCGTCAATATATTCGGTATCATACCGGCTCAGGATGTTGGTTTTGGCGGCGGCGATGTAAGTTTGCCGCACAGGCAGGGGGATGAACTTCTCGTCCTTGAACTTCATCCCGGCCAGGTCGTTGGCAAACTGGAACTCTATATCCTTGCCAGCCAGGGCTGCCTCTTTCTCTGCCAGTTTTGCCTTCCACTCCGCGCCTTTGCGTTCCAGCTCCTTCTGTAGGTCGCCAATCCGGCCCTCCAGGTCGCCCTTTTCCTTTTCCAGGGTGGAAACCTTGTCTTTCAGGTGGTCGTCGGCCCGGCCCTCTTTGATCTTCTTTTCCAGGCCGGCATTCTGAGCCTTCAGTTTTTCGACCTCCTCCTGTAGCGCCTTGGGGCCTTCTTCGGCTTTGCTCTTCAGGCCGGCCAGGACTTCCTTCAGGAAGGCATACGTTTTTCTGTCGGCCGGCTTTTTCTGGCCGGTTACAGACTCAATATCGGCATCGTACTGGCCATGGATTTCGGCCACCTTATTGCCGATCACCTCGGCCTCATCATTCTTGGACAGTTCGGCTATGGCCGCTACCTGTTCTTCTGTCAGCCCCTTCAGGGCTTCGTTTTTCTGGATTAGTTCTTTAGTTAGCATCCCCTTAGCTAGTGTTTTGATAGTGTGTGTTGTGGTTTATTTACCCCGGCTCAGGGCCTCAATCTGTTGCTGTAGGGCCCGCATTTGCGCTTGCAGGCCGTCGATTGTGTTGGCCCGCTTGATGTTCGGGTCAGGGTTGGTATATCCCGTGTCGATACCGGCCGGGGCATGGAGCAGGCGGCGTACCCACCAGCCCATCCGGGGGCCCGTTTCCTGGAACTGCTTCCAGGCTGCCGGGTCGTACTTCTGCACGAATGGGCGGGACATCTGCCGGCCGGTCAGGTTGTCGAAGTTGGGCAGTTCTATCAGCACATGGATAGCGCCCTCTTCGCCTTTCGGCGGCTGGTATTCATCAACTGCCCCCGGCTCCTGTTCCGGGGCTTCCTTCGCCGTTACCGCTTGCGCTTCCGGCGGCCGGTTCTCTTCCTTCGGGTTTGAATTGCGTGGCATAAGACAACAGTATTTCTTGTATTCTCTGAATTTTCGCACTGAATGGCAGCAGTGCCCCGAATTGCAGCACGTTAATATTTTCGCGCTCAAAGCGCATTATCAGGCTTGAAAAGTTGGCTTTCACCATATATTCCTCATAGCCGATTTCTCCCGTTCGGTACATATCCTGAACCTTCGCCAGGCTCAGGTGCCGGAACGGGTCCAGGTTGGATAGCACCTCCGCCCGGCGGGCCTGCTCCGGGTTCTCCCGGTGCCGCGTTTCATGGTAAGCCCTGAGCAGGTTGTCCAGCGTGGCGCCATCGGCGCCATTCTCCCTGGCTGCCTGGTAACGCTCATATGCATCATCGGACGTATAGATGTAGAACTCAGTTCCGTAAGACACAGAGGCCGAAACAAAATCATCGCCATACCGAAGGCGGCAGATGGTTTCAGCGGCCCACTTTTGAGCCTTCTCGAAATTCTTTTTCAGGTTCCGTAGGGCCTGCGTGTACGCCTCGTAAAAGGCCGCCACCTGGCTCTCGTTAATCGCCTGGTTGTTTATCGGGTCGCCGGGGTATCCGGTGACGTTGCGCGTGATCTCGCCCTTCAGGCGCGTGATCTCCGCCACAACGAACTCCAGGCTCTGAATGTCCGCCGGGATCACGCCCGCCGGGTTTCTCAGGTCTTTGTCGCCGGTGCTTGGCCCCGGAACCGGCACGTCGATCACGGAGCCGGGCCCCGTCAGCCGCCGGTGGCTACACCTGGGGCACTCCATCACGTCGCCGGAGCGGGTGAGGATGTAGTTGTTGTCGGCAGCACGCAGGAAGCCGCCCTCGCAATACTCCCCGCTTTCCGGATGGTGATAGTCACAGTCCTGCTCGTAAGACCAATAGATCGGCCAGGGCGCGTAGGTGTCCTGCATCCGCTTGGAAATGCTGAAGAACAGCAGCCAGTCCAGGTTATCGAGTTGGCTGGACAGCGGCGAACGCTTCAGCGCCGGGCGCTGGTAGTCGGCCGGGTCGTGCCAGAACCATTGCGCGGGGCAGTAGCCAAGGTTGTGGGCAGATTCCTTTTCCAACGCCCAGCGAGAAAAATCCATCGTTTCGCCTGTAGCATACACCCGCCAGGACGTATCATCCAGGACGGCAACGCGGCCGCCGGGCTGTTTGAATATTACCCAGGACAGGCTCAGGCCCTGCATTTCAAAATCTATGATGTGGCTCACATCCAGGAAGTAGGCGTAAGGCTCAGGCAGCGGAGACGCCCCCTGGCTGGCTGGCAGGTCTACTACCAGTAGCGAGTTGATAGCCGTCTTCATCCTGCCGAATGCCTCACCGCGCCAGAATCCCGGCCAGCCCAGCGTTTCCTGTCGGTACTCTTTCCAGTCCTGTGCGGCGCCCTCTGTTACGAACTCGTAATGAAAGGCCGCATTGCGGGCGTCGAATACCTTTTCCAGCGCCTCATAGATGTTTTCAGTGGTTTCGACGGTCTTTACCGGAAACCGGAACAGGTGGACAAACAATTTGAATTTGTCCCTCGGTAGCAGCCCTTCCACCCAGTTCAAAAACTCGGTCAAGGCCCCGGAGCAGCGGGCGCGTGATAGCGCCGGTTCACTGTGGAGCCTTATCCTGCTTTCGTGCTCGCTGGCTTCCCTTACCAGCGCCGCGTGTTTCGGGCTTTTCAGCACTTCCCTTAACTGTGCTGTCGTTATCGGCATTTTGCGCCTGTTGTTTTCCAGAGCATCCGCAATCATCCTCCTGCGCGGTAGCCCTTAGCGTTTCGAGGATAGCGGCGTCCTGTATGTTTTTCCACTTCCAGCCGCCGTTATTGGCCATTCCCATCAGGCGGGCGGCGTGGGCGGGCGAGAACTCCTGCTCTTGCCCGGAAGGGTGGATTAATATGATTGCTTTTTCCTTAGCCATTACGATGTAGCCTGAGCGTCAAGCGGGTTGAAGTCCGTCGGCGTGACGATGTAGAACTGGCGGCTCCAGCGGGGCAGCAGCTCAAAGCGTATCATGTTGCCATCGTCCTCCTCCAGGTTGCCGAAGTTCTTATCGGAAAAGAAGAGGCTCTTCTTTGCAATGGGGACTGGGTAGAATATCGTCGGGCTTGATGCATCGTCGGCAATGCCGCCGATCTGCCCGTACTGGTTGATGAAGTACACGGCCAGGGCGGTTTCGCACATCATGTCGTCCATCTCGTCGATGACGTATTGGGGCAGGTTGTAGAACGTCCCCTCGAATACGGAAGCCTCAGCCCCGACAACACTATTGATGCCGCCCAGGCGGGCGTTGCCCCCTCCATTGGTACGAGGCCCGCCTGCTGTGGGCCCCTGCGGGTTCTCAACAAAGGGCGTCTGCACTACCTTCGTTCCGTTCGATGCGGCCAGGAGCGTAGACCAGGAGGCCAGTACGTTGGGGTTGGCCGAGGCAATGGTGAACGAGTTCCGCGTTGTTCCGCTGCTGTAATACCTCTGGAACCAGAGTTTTTGAATTTGGCCGAACTGCTCAAAACAGGTGGGGAGTGTAACATCCGGCAATTCGGCTCCTAATGGGCAAGAGCAAAGCATACTCTATGGTTTTTTGCTTTCCCGGCTCTTGCCCTTTCGAGCATGGAAATACGTTATTTACATAATTTTCCCCGTAAATATAGTATATAGGTTGAACATTTGCAAATTTTTGGGAAAATGGCAGGATTGTGCGTACATTTCCACTAAAACAACCACCTATGAAAAGCACAAAACCCGCCTTCCTGGCCATCCTCCTGGCCATCCTTGCCATTTCCTGCCAGCCCGCCGGGCATGGCAAGGCCACGGAAGAAAAAGCCCGGCAGGAGCGCCGGGATAGCCTGCTGGCCGCCGTTGAGGCAGAGATAGATAGCCTGAATGTATTGGTAGTGGAAATAGACAGCGTTGTGGCGGTTCTGGATTCCGCCTTTGCCGGGATGGAAAGCGAGGCGTGGTATCGGGAAAAGAAACTGAAGGCTCAGGCCATCAGGGCCGGGCTATTGCAGCGCATCGAGAACCGGAGGCAGGAGCGGGCGGCGCTGGTTGGCGGCGGTTAGTTGCGGCGGCGGATGCCCCGCCTTTCCTCCTTCGGAAAATACTCAAAGCAGGCGTACCCGAGCAGGTCTATAAACTCATCGTGCGGGGCGTTCGGAAAGCCGGACACCTCCGTGACAAAGGCGTCGTTCCAGGAGCCTTCTATCAGCACCACCTTGCCGGCCTCAATCCGGGGGCTGGCCTCATTGGCGCGGCTCTCCTTACCCTCCTGCACCAGGTGGTTTTTAATTTCCACCGGCGAGATCACAAGGCCGGGGAGGGCGCGGAGCATCTGCTGGAGGCTCTTCCCGGATGCCTTCGGCTCTATGTATGCCCGGCTGCGCCGGCCCAGGCCGTGCATGGATGCATATTCCGGCACGAAGGACAGCAGGCGCGGCATTTCCATGTAGGCGGAATGGGCGTGCCGGATGTATAGCGTATTGCTCATTTTGTCGAACGCCGCAGCCATCAGCCCCGTGGGGTCGTTGGCTGTGTTGCCGGTATATGCGCCGTCGATCCATAAGTCCCATGTTAGGTTTTCCGGGACGAGCTTCTCGTTGCGGTACTCGAACCAGGATCGCTTAATGACGTTACCCTCAACCGGTGTTGGCTCCTGCTGCGCCAGGCTGTAGTAGGTTCGGGGTTTTTCCTGGCGCATCTTGTGGTACTTCTCCGCTGTATGCTTCTCCTCCCAAAGGGCCTCTCCGGGCTGGCGCGGGTCGTTAACGTATTGCGAAACATGCTGGCCAGGCTCCCGGATTGCGGGGAACTTAATGACCGCCCACTCGCCACCCTCCTCTGTGATTCCATCCCTGGCCAGCGCCCGGCCGGCCAGGTCGTCCTCATGCCAGCGGGTGAAGAGCATCAACTGCTGGCTATCATTGTGCAAACGCATTTCAAAAACATCGGTGTACCAGTTCCAGACGTGGTTACGGGTGACTTCGCTCTCCGCTTCGCGCCTGTCCTTGAAAGGGTCGTCAATGATACCGATGTCTACCGTCGTTCCGGTCAGGGGGCCGCCAATGCCTACCGTTTTCATGAAGCCCCGGTGGCCCACCACTTCGAAGATGTTGGCCGTCCGCTTATACCCTTCCTGCGCCGTGGTGGCAACGTTGGACTGATTCAGTGTGGTGTGGGGAAAAATACGGTGATAGGCTTCATCGTCGATAATGCGCTGCACATCGCGGTTGAAGGCCTGGGCGTGGTCGCCGCCATAACTGCACAGGGCTATTTTCCTGTCCGGGTTGCGGCCCAGGGCATAGGCCGGGAAGTGGCGGGAGGAAATCTGGCTTTTGCCGTGCTGAGGCGGCACGAAGATCATTAATTTTTTCACCTCCCCGCGCTCGAAGGCATCCAGCACGCGGCATATTTCAATATGGAACCAGCGGGCTTCGTAGTCCGGCTTGGTGACTTGGATGAAAGGAAGCAACGAATGGCGGGCCTTCAGGGTGGCCTGGGCCAGGAGCAGCCTGTACCGTGCCGCAAGGTCAGGCGCTGCCATTGACTATCTTTCTGAGGTGTTCGATTTCGGCGGCCAGCTCATCGTCCGTCTTGCCTATATGGCCGCTATGCTCCAGCTTCTTCGGAGCATCCAGGCCCAGGATTTCGCACCGCTTATTGATACACCACTGTATCCCGGCGAGGAAGCGGGGGTCGCCCATGAGGATAACCTCAGTATCGGTCTGCTCCATGTAGTCCGGGGCGGCATCCCTGGCCTTGCCCTTGCGCTTGGTGGATTTCTTATTGTAGTCACTCTTCGACTTCTCCCAGGCGGCCCAGTACTCCCGCTCCAGGTTGTCAATCTTGGCCAGCTCTTCGGCGCGGGATTCGTCGAAATTGCGGATGGAGCTATCCAGCCATTCTTTTCTTATGGCATCCAGGTCGCGGGACACCTGGGCAGTGGACACGCCCACATCTTCGGCGATCTCGTATTGATACCAGCCCTGGCGGTACAATGCCGCTATCCTGGCAATTCGCTCCAATACAATATGTTTTGGGTTCCGTGGCATCGAGATTGCGTATTATTGTAGGTTGCGTATTTTTGCCGCCACCTCTGTCCCGTCGCAGCCGGCCTCCAGGAGCCGGTCTACCTTGTTCCAATCTATATTTGCTTTTGGGCGTGGCATTGGTTTACAGCTTTATCCCGTAATTATCTTCCAATTTTTTGTAATACGCATTTTTCACTATTTCAATTTTATACGGGTTTCCTATGAAATCATGAATAGGACCGTACACTCTGCCATATAGCCTTTCAGGTACGTTTTTAATGATAAATCTAACCCTATCCTTTGTTTTCATCTTTTGATATTTTTTGGAAGACAAAGCCCGAAGAATTGGTAAATCCTGTTGTTTGGCTCGGTTTAATATTGCCTGCTCCAAAGCGGATGCGTTCGAAGTCATATAAGGCAGAATCCAGCACCTTATGTTTTTCCCCTTGTAGTCAAGTTTTAGCCGCCTGTGCATCCCTCTGACATCAATTAAGTTAACCGGCTCTCCCTCCATAGGCGTAAACGGCATTGGGACAAAATGCGTACACTGGATGAATATTTGAAGATATTTACCATCTGGATTTTCAATGCTTTCATCCATTTGTTTAACAATAGAAAAGAGTTCTGAAAAATCTACATCCTTTTCTTTTTCGAATGGATAACCAACAACACAGTATAATTTAAGCACTGTTTTTTGTTGTACCGAATCCCGAAAATACCTTCGAATTGTTTCCCTTATAGCGTTATTGGTGATATTCCCTCTGTTTACGGTTCGCCTAGATAATTCCGTGGCCCCATCTATTGCAGTTATAAAGTACGGGTTATTGAGGCTCCAATCTGTCTCTGCAATTGTGTTTTCACAATCATTAAGCCCTGACTTATACCCAATCTGTTTATTATCTGTTTTTAATTCATTCTTCCATGTGTATTGACAGAAATAACACTTTTTCCTGCAACCAATATGCACCTCTTTAAATCCCCTCATGTGAGTAGGGGTTTCGTTGTCTTTCTCTGCGTTTATTTCGATAAAATCCTGAAGTTGTCCAATTTCGTACTTACCCTCAAACATAGGGTCTTTCTCTCGATACCATACCGAATTAAATTCCTGGCTTTGAGTTATTCCGCTTATCAATCCTTCCCCCCGCCCCCACGCGGCTGCCCAAGCTTTACCAAATAGCGCAATAGGATTTGTGAAACCCGCGCCACCAACAATGATTTTGCTTTTAATTTCCGCTGAATGGAAATTATGGATAAAGTTGTATGCGTCGTAATATGAAACAAGCGAAGTCATCGCAAAATCTACATCGTTTATTTTTATAGGGCTAATGTATTTAATTGAATGACCTGCATCTTGGGCTTCTTTAATGATTCGGCGAAACCCAAAATATTTCATATTATCAAAGTGATTGCCCTTTGATATTTGACGTTCTTTAATCTTATCCGTATATACAATTACTCCTATTTTTGCCATTCAAAGCCGCATTTTGGACAACACAATTCGCTAACATTGCCTCCAACTGCTCCGGAATCATCTTTCATATCATCAAGATCATACACCCATTCCTCCGGCACATCCAGCCCCCACTCGGCCAGCTCTGCCGCGTCCCACTCGTTGGCCAGGGCGTCCCAATCCCAGGAGCCAAACCCGGCGTTGTCAGTGATGATGAACCGGCGCTTCTCCTCCTCGGTTAACTCACTGGCCTGCCTTACCCACTCGTCCGGTATCTCGCCGGATTGCCGGATGGGCTGCCAGAACTTAGCCAGGTTCTTATTTCCTTTCAGCCTGTCCAGCAGTTCGCTTTCCGGCATTTCGCAGATGGCAACCAAGGCCCTGGTTCTCATATTGCCGCCGAGGGCTGTTGCGCCGTCCACGACAATAGGGCGCAGGGCCATCATCTTTGGGAAATTCAGGAGGCTGTCAATGAGCCGCTCGAACTTGTCATCCCGGATCGTCCGGGGGTTGTCCGGGTTGGGCTGTATGCCGTTGAGTGGGATCATGGGCGGGAGGGTTACTGCGCTTCGATCTCGCCAAGAGCTTCGATCTCTGCTTCCTTTACTTGGATGCTGTATAGCGTGCGGAGTATCTCGGTGAGCAGTTCTTTATCCTGCTGGTTGCGGGCAGTAAGCCTACGCAGGAGTTCCAGTTGCTTTTTATCTAAGTTTGAATCCTTGGCATAGAGCTTATTCAGGGTTTTCTCAAGCTCTCCTAATTCCTTCTTTGCTGCTTCCAATCTTGTTCTCATGCTTTTTTCCGCCAATATACGGGTTTTACGTGAATTTTCCAGTTTTTCACGTAGCAGCCCGGCCGGAAAAGAAAAGCCCCGCCGGAATGCCGGGCAGGGCGGTAATTATAATCCCATGTAATTTACTTTTTCTTCCACCCCCGGCCCAGGTTCTCGGGCAGGAGCTTGGCGTATTCCTGAGTAGTTTTCAACTCCGTATGGCCCAGCATTCCGGAAAGTTGGGCGATGGTGTATCCCTCCACGTTCAGCATGTGCATGGCGAACGAATGCCTGAAGGTGTGCGGCCGTCCTGGGCCGGGGCGTTGGGGCTGAGTTGGTATTCCAGGCGGAGGCTAGGCATTCTGCAAGGCTTTCAACACCTCATTCAGCGCCAGGATCGCGGGCGGGGTTTCCACCCACTCCACCCGGCACTGGCTGAACCCCTCTCCGTCCTCCGGCCGGAAGCTGGCAATACCTGAAACCGTCCGGGCTTGCCACTTGCCGGGGCGGGATAGCTGGCTGTGCCGGGTGGCGACGCTGCCAGCGTTGTACTTCTCGCCGGGGATGGCATCCAGGGCGGCAACCCAGGCGCGGGCAAGGGTGATCCGGTCGGGGTAGTGGCGGGAGATTAGCATGGCGGTTCGTGTTTTTCCCCGTCCGGCCGGGCCGGGAACGGGATGTTCATGATGTCGCGGTGAATGGCTTCCACTAGGAATGTCAGGCCATCGTCGTGGTATCCTATGACGATCTCCGCAGCCTGGTGCCGGACATCCCGGCCCCGGCCTCGTCAATGGCGGAGAAGGGGATGATAGGCGACGTGGGCGGCGTAGGCCTCCATTTCCTGCAACACCATGCCTATTGGCAGGTCTGGTAGGTGCTGCCCGTACTTCCGTGCCAGCCACTCCGCCGGGGAGAGGGGGCCGGGGGCGGGTGAATCAGGAGCTTCCTTAATGTAGCAGGTTTGGTAGCCGTGGGCTAAAGCCCGAAGAGCCTCCTGGCGGCTATCGAAAGGCTCAGCAACCGGGGATCCATTGCCGTCAACTATGATGTATTTTTTCATCGTTTCGGGTTTTGTGCCCGGCCGGGCCGGGCGGGTGTGATTAGTCGTAATTATTGAACCACCGGCCTAGTTCATTTATGCCGGCAGCTACAATCACAAATAATAACATTGCGATAGCGATAAATAATCCGTCATTCATAGGGTCTTGATTTTTAGGTTAATGATGCCCACACCATCAGGGTCAGCATGGCGTCCGACAACGCGCTGTGTGGTTTATAATTTGCAGGCATCTTAATGCCTGCCTGTTTGGCATATTTTTCTTCAGAGGCTGGATCAAATCCAGCTTTTTCCAGTAGGGTCGCAGTGTCATGCAGGGGATACGGCCCGTCAAATTCCCCGATCAGCCCTTCCAGAAATAACTCCTGAAAGAAGTTTGCCTCAACGGGGCTGCCCATGTGGGCTACAGCAGGGCCTTTGTTTTCAAGCCAAGCTTTTGCAGCAGCGTTAAGAAAGCTTGGTTTGTCTGGATACTCTTCTCCCGTGAGGTTAGGCTCAACGTTCTCACGGAGCCACTCGTTCGCGTTGAGGGCTGGATGACGGTAAAAACCATTGAAGATAATTCTACCTTCCTGGCTTACCATCGCGCAGGCAAATATTTCACCGCGCAACCCGGCACTTTCGCAGTCTATAAAAATCATGGTATTATTTTTACGATCGCCCACACAAGGGCAGCCAAGATTAGAATGCAAAATATCATGAGAATGGCGTTGTCTCCATGTCTGCCATCATACGCAATCATTCTATAATTGCGCTCATCCCCATGATACTGAGAAAAATCCGGGGCGTTATCTATCCAGTGATCCTCTTCAAGGGGAAGATGCCTGGCCGTTTTTTCCGCTTTACTCATCTTTCTTTTCATTTTTATTTACTATTTTTGCCGTTCGTTAATCACCCCACAAATATGCAATAAAGATTGCATACATGCAAGCGAAATTGCACTTTTTTTGAAGGAATTTTCACTATCACAATAGTATAACAAAATCCGTGATAAATTTGAGTAAGAAACTTGCCACAGGACACCCACCGGCCGTCCGGAAAAGCCCGGATCATAACAAGTTTCTTGCTAAAACTTATCACGGAAATGCAGGCCCCGTAGTTCAAGGGATAGAAAGGGGTTTGGTTATTATATGTTGAATGTCAGGAAGTTATAAAGGTGTGGCGTTTTTCTATCACAATAGTATCACAAAACATGGTTTACACGGGGCTAAAGGCGTCGATTTCGGGGCGGTTTAGTTCCTCTATGATGTATGCAACCTCTTCCTGGCTAAATACCTGTTTAATCTTCCTGATAAAACCATCTGGGTCACACCTTACAGAAACATACTTTTTCCTAATGCCTGACATTATAGCCGCCTCGTTGGCCGTTACCTCGCCATCTATCAACCTTTGAGCCAGGGTGGGGTCATCTCGCTTTAGGCGGGCTAGGATGTAGTCGTTGTCCTTGATATTGGATGTTGTATTACAACCTCCTCCACTATGCTGATTGATGCCATGCTCTGCCAGCCCCGGTATCTTGCTATCTTTCAGGATGGGCAATAGGTCTGGCATTTCAGCTTTAACCCATACCTCAAGTTTCCCTATTGTTGTGCCCAACCCTCGCGGCGGGTTTTCTGTAACGAAATCGAGAAAAGATTCAGAGCGCACCTCTTCGCCACTGTCCGGAATGATGAAGCACTGCCAGTTGTATTTTATACCATCCTCATTATCGGGGAACTCAGAAAGCATAAACCTAATGGTCTTTGGCACGCTGCTTTCACTCCTGTCGTGGTCGTGAATGTTGCGGGCAAGGCTTTGAACCATTAGCCCGATGTCACGCTTTACGCCATTAAGGTTTATTCTATTTGCCATAGCGCCAAAGGTTTATTCTATTGTTAAATGTTGTTGCCTCCTGGTCAGTAGATGCCTCAAGTTCATAGAACAAGTTCTTTGCATAATTCCTGGCATCCTCTAGCTTGCTAAATGGCACGTCGTTTTTCCTTATATCGAGTGAGCCAAACCTTTCAAATAGATGGCGGCGGATGTCTTGCCAAACCTCATTCTTGCTGGCATTCGTCCTTTGTAAAAGCAACCCGCCGATCTGGTTGCAATACTTTTTTATCTGGTTTGACAGGTGTTTTTCATCTACCACCGGGTCAGAAAAAACCACCTGTTGCCGCTGCTCTGCTATTGCCACCTTTTGTTTGCTCAATACCGATGCAATGTTCATGCGGAGATAAGATTCTACCTTTGGGTCTAATATATCAGGTGCATTTAAGAAAATCTGGTCAACCTCTTCTGATGCCTCCGCTTCTAAATGATAGCCAGCAGTAACAAATTCTTTCTTCCCAATACCCAATACCTCAAGGCTGCTGAGGTCTATTGCGGTTTGTGCTAATTGGCCGGCTGATGGTTGCTCAGGGCCTACTATATCCCCGTTGTCGTCGTCCTCGCTCCTAAAGTCTGCTTCGTGCATCTCTTCCTCTACCTGCTTTGAGAACTCGAATAACTTTGGATGCTTCAGTAAGAAGGCATGGCTAAAGTTAACCCTTTTCATTTGTCCAGCCTGATATGATAAATATTCCTCCTGGGTAACTCTTATCTCCCTGCCTACAATAGACTGCATGAAATAAAGGAACGTCTTGTAAATAGACAAATATACACCAACCCTGAGCCGTGGGATGTCTATCCCTTCGCTTACCATATTCACCGCGATTAAAACCATCTCTGACGACCTCTTAAACCGCTCTATTTTGTTTGTGCTTTCCTGGTCATCAGAAACCACAACCTCAGATTGAGTGTAGCCAAAGTCGTCAGTGTAAAGCCAGGATTGTAATGCGCGGGCAGTTTCCTGATCGGGAGAGAAAACTATCATTCCGGCATTTCTCATGTTTGACTGCCTAATTTGATGTAGTTTGGATAAGGCGTTTTGTAGAACCGACATCAAATCTTGGTTTCTTTCCATTACAAGCTTACGGTAACATTTGTCTAATAGCCTTGGATCAACCTGAGACAACTTGCCTTCATAATAATCGCCATTAGATAAGTCCTCATAAATTATTTCCGGGTCGTAAAACTCAAATTCCATCTTGCGGCTATTGCCGTCTAAGAGGCTGTCTGAATAAGAATACCTATAGTCAATTACATATTGGCCAGTTTGTGGGTCTCGATCAATGAACGGGATAGGCGTTTTATCTTCCCTCCAATAAGTACCCGACAAAAACACCTTGTACTTTGCCTCCGCAAAAGCCTGTTTAAAATACCTCCCCCATGCCGATTCATCACTTTCGCTTAAATGGTGCGGTTCATCAGCGATCACGCCAACTTTATACCTTTTGCAAAGCCCTTGAATGTCTGGAGCCAGCTTATCGTTCACCCCCTGGTAGGTAAGTATAGCGCCCTTAAACTTCCTGTGCTTGAATATCGAACTACTACTATAATTTGGGTCTAGCGGTATATTAAAAAACTGCAAAAAGTCCTGATACCACTCCTGTTTTTTATTCCCCTGCGGGCTAACGGCTATAATTAAATCTATCTCCCCTCGATCTAAAAGCGTTGACATTATCCAGGCTGCCGCCTTGCTTTTGCCAGCCCCAGGTACAGCACCTATGGCGAATTTTGGCTTTTTCGATGCAAAAAACTCAATACGGCAATCTTCCTGCCACTTCCGGGGAGTGAACTGTTTCAATATCATTTTATTGGATTTAATAATATTACAATTCGAGCAAAGGGCTTGCCCGTTTTTAATAGTAGTTTGCCCGCCTTCTGAGTGTGGAATAATGTGGTCTGCGTGCCAATCCTCGCCTAAGTCATTATTACATTGTTGGCACTTCCCTTTAGCGATTTGATACAGCGCCTTTCGCTGGTGCGGAGAGAAAAAACGTTTCATGTTTCGTCTGATAAAAGCCCGCGCCCTCAGACAAAAGGCGCAGGCTGACTAGTCAATAAATTTATCCTGGCCAAGATACGGGATTTACGCGAAAAATGCCGTAAAAAACGCAAGTTTATGCGCCGTCCGGCATCGCGCACGGGAACTGGTGCCGCCGGTGCCAGTACGAGGGCCGGATGCCGGACAGGAAGCCAAGGGCCTAAAACAACACCTGCTGCCGGGTGGATTCCAGCCGGGGCCGGGCGCAGTTGTGTTCATGTGTCAAGCTTTTCTTGACAGTTCAGGCAACCTTGCTAATCGTTGTTAATGGTATGGGTTCCGTACATCTTAACATCGTATTCTTCGACATAGAACCTGCCGAACTTGTTGTTAAGTGAATACAGCCTTTCGTATAGTTCTCCATCAGGCTTATATACCAACCCGAAATTGTGCCGCCTGATCCTGGCGCGAATCCTTTCGTCCTTACTGCTGCCGATATACCAGGTGCAGGCCCAAGGGGTAGCGTTTGGGCTAAGGAACAAGTGCCAGCGGCGGTCTTTGTTTTTCCATCCGGTGATGGTGGGAAACCAGAAGCAGAAAAACTTGTAACGGCCAATGTATAGTTGGCCCCATGTGAAGTGGGAATTGTTATTGTAGATTGTAAGGTTTCCTAATTTTATCATGCTTTTGTTACTGTTTCGCCTCCCACTCCCGGAAGGCTTCAGGGTTAATAAGAATATTGCTGGCCGGGTTGCTTGCATCCTGCCTCTTCCCCCATCCCACCAGCCCTTCAAAATCCCGGAACCGGCCCCGGAGGTAGCTCTCTGACCGTTCCAGTTCCCGCGCCGCGTCCTTGAGCCGGACGAACCGGGGCGGGGCCTGGACTTGCGCCCGGATGGCTTCCAGTTCCCGGCGCAGGGCGGTGATCTCCTGGGCCAGGGCTTCGAGGTCGGCGGTGGTGGCTACCTGGGCTGGCATGGCGCTATGTTTTTCATCTGTTAATATTCTCCGGTTTCCAGGTACATCCTAACCACCCGCCGGAACTCCTTTTCGCTCCGTGGTATGGCATAGCCGTACCCGGCCTTGATTGCGTCCTTTTCGAATAGTTGCTGCCTGTTACTCTGCCGCCCTTCAGGTGTTTTCATTTCGATGAACAACCCCGGCCTGCCGTGCGCAGGGACAGCCAGGAACAGGTCGGCAGCGCCGGCGACGGCGCCTTCCTTGGATAGCCGGTTCCAGGTAATCATCCGTTCCTTCTCTGTGCCATGCAGGCGCACGCCGTTAGGAATGGCAAACAATAGGCGCTTGTACTTCGGATATTCAGCGCGGAACCATTTCACGCAGGCAGATTGCAGGCGGCTCTCGCTATGCCGGTTTTTCCTGGCCGGTTTGTCCGCTTCGTGCTTCCGGAGAATGTATTCCCGGAACTCAGCGGCGCTCATGTTCTCGCGGGGCTTGCTCATGCCGTTTGGGTTATCGCGTACACAATAAGGCCCACCACTCCCGGAACGCCGATGAACCACTCCGTTTTCCCTGAGCCAACCCACCGGATACGGAACGGCCACAATATCCAGTGTATGGCCTGCTCTGCTTGGTAGGCAAAAGGCATCAACATCAGCGGGATTGGAATATCCATGCCGGGGCTGCTCTTTACAATAGATCGGAAGCGGGCTACCAGCCGCCCGGTAATGCCAATCTTAATTAGCACCAGGAAACTGGCCAGGAAGGCGGCGAATGCAGGCGGGTATCCTACATACAGCGCCAGGGCAAAGCCCGGAATGGCCAGCGTCGGGTTGATGACGATGTAGAGCCATTGGGGGTTTGCGGTGTGGTTTCCGGTTCTCATTTCGGTATTTTTATGTTTCGGATATATGCCCCGCATGTGGGGCAGTAATTGAACCGCTTGCTGGCTAAGTTGGGCATCAGCCGGATTCCATCTTCTGTTTTCATCCACTGTATTTCCTTAGCCCACGCCTCCAGGAAAAAACATTCCCGGCCTGGGTTGGTATCTTCGCATACTTCCAGTATGGTGGGCTGGCTATGTGCGGGGCTGTTCTTGCCTTTCATAGCTGGCTGATTGCGTCGTCAATGTAGATGTATCCGCACTCATCCGGCCCGTTGCAATTGCAGCGGTTCTCCATGTCCCCGCAACGCCATTCTTCCTGGCTGGCTTCCGGATACAAAGGCATCATGGCTAGCGTTTCCCAGGCCGGGGCGGCATGAAAATCCCAGTTGTTCGCCGGTTCCGGGTAGAGCAGGATTGCGGAAACGATCTCGTCTTGCGGGTAGTCGTCCCACAGGCCGCCGGTGTCGACTGTCCATTTGCCGCCGGACGATTCGTGGATTATTTGGCCAGGCCCGGCGGGCGTAATTACGTGTTGGCCTTCTTCGAACATTGCTTTCATTGTCTCGATTTTAAAGGCCCCGGCCCGGATCATGTACAGGCCGGGGCTGGAACTATTGAGAAAACTACGTTTCGCATTCTTCATACTGCTGTATCCGCTGGCCTATCCATCGCATCACCGGCACAGCCATAGAGTTGCCTAGTGCCTTGTATCTCGGCCCATCCGGGCACTGGCTGGCCGGCTTGCCTCGGTATGGGATGCAGGTGAAATCATCTTCAAATCCCTGTAACCGTTCGCATTCGCGGGGGGTCAGGCGGCGTACGGCGTGTTGGTGCTGAATATAATTCTGTTGCTTCGCTCCAGTTTCAGCCGCAAGAGCGCCCGCTATCTGCCCATCGCCACTGATATATCGAACCTCGTCGCGGGTGTTTTGGGTGAATACCATTGGCGTATTACGCCCGCTTGCATTGCTGTTGGTGTTAATGGTATTGCAAACGCCGCCCGTTCTCACTTCCCCTATCTGATTCTGAGTGAACGCAACAGCATGGCGCTCAGTACAATTCAGCGTATAACAACTCCCATCCTCCAGTACTTCCCCGTATTGTGGGCCGTTTTCCGGCTTCCGGCCAATGGCAGCGACCTTGATGACTGTAGCCACTAGCTTGCCATTTGCCGCTTGTTGGTCGCTTTGGCTTTTGAAGTCGCCGGCGCACAGTGCGCCGGCGACTAACCCGCCTCCGCACTCGAAGTCCGTTCCAAGCCCGCCACCTGCCGAAGGCCGGCTGCTAAGGGTTCCGGCAGTGCCTTGCCCCGCTTCTCTGCCCGGCGGAGGATTCCCCGACAGGCTTTCGGTGTCAAATAGTATCGCTGCGGCACCTCGCCATCCTCCAAGATGTCCGACAACGAACACACGTTTGCGTCGCTGGGCCACTCCGAAGTACTGAGCGTCCAGCACTCGATAGGCCCACCCATACCCGAGTTGCCCCAATGCGCCGAGAAAGGAGCCAAAGTCCCGCCCCGCGTTACTCGACAGGACGCCGGGGACGTTTTCCCATATAACCCACCTGGGGCGTATTTCATCAGTAATTCTAAGAAAGTGGAGGGCCAGGTTGCCACGAGGGTCTGCCATTCCCTTTCGCAGGCCGGCAACGCTGAATGATTGGCAGGGGGTTCCTCCGCAAAAAACGTCAATTGTTCCGGTGCTTTTTTGGTATCGCTCATCTTCATGGATTTTCGTCATATCTCCCAAGTTTGGCACTTCGGGATAATGGTGGTTAAGAACAGCAGACGGGAACGGCTCAATCTCTGAAAACCAAACCGGCTCCCATCCAAGGCTATGCCATGCCAGGGCTGGGGCTTCTATTCCGCTGCATACTGTCGCGTACCTCATCCCTGCCCGGTTTCCCCGGCCGGGGCCGGGCTGTCAGCCAGCACCATGTCCAGGTCGTTGCCGGCCAGCTTGAGCCGGTTAATCAGGTTGGAAGGCAGGAAGTTGTCCTCATCCGCCCGGATCAGGCGGTCAATGTTGCGCCGTACTTTCCGCATCCGGTAGAGGCGGGCATATTCCGGCCAGTCCTCCCTGTCCTTGATGTATTTCCAGCCGGTCTTCCCGCCGGCCGTTTCGGACTTGACAACCCTGCCCTGGCTGGCCAGCTCGTCGAGCCGGCCCGTGGCGGTGGATAATGGCGTGTCCAGGAAGTTGGCCACCATCTTGGTAGTGGCAATACCGGCGCGGGCAATGTATCGCTCAACGGCCTGGCGCTGGGTGGCTGCCTGCCCGGAGGCCAGCAGGTCGAGGTAGGTGCTTCGTTGGTGTTGTGTGCTCATAATTATTTCATTAATTTTTTCATCTCGCTAATGGCCCGCTGGCTCACGTTGAGCACGGCCGCAAGGTCGGCCGTGGTGGCTCCCCACCTGGCAGATTCCTGGCGGGCGCGGAGGATCACCCTTGCCCGGCGGGCCGGGGTGGCGTTCCTCATTGTTTCGGCTGTCAGCCCTTCAGCCCTCATGGCTTCGGCGGCTATTCGTGCTATATTTTCGTTCATCATCTCAAAATGGTATATCATCATCATTGCCGGGCCGGCTGCCTGCCGGGATGCCGGGGGGTTGAGCCATAACCACGGCCGGGGCCTCCGGTTCTGCATGGCCAGGCCGGGGCCGGGCAGGGAAAGCGCCGGAAACAGGGGTATTGTCGTCGTAGATGGGCAGCCCTTCCGCATCCCGGCTAAATTCGAAGCCTGGAAAACTGGCGTGCCGGCCGGTGGGGTTGCTGATCCGGTAATCATTATCGCCCGTCTTCGCTACGTTGATAGCGAAGTCGCACTTGTTCTTAATCTCTGTTCCTATGTGGCCCCTGATCTTGCCATCCCCTTTGTTGACGTGGAGAACCGACAGGAGCAGGATATTCAATTCGTCTGTCCACTTCATGAGGCGCTGTACTACCGCCTGGACTTCAGGCAGGTCGTTGTAGTTCATCAGCAGGTCTACGATGCCGTCAATGGCCACGATGCCAAGGTTTTTTTCCCGGTATATCAGGTGTTCAATGACGGCAATGCGTTCGGCGGGGGTGAACTTGCGCAAGTGGTAGGCCTGGTAATATGGCAGGTTCTGCCGCTTGCCGGCCATATCGTGGATGCGCTTCTGTGTCCACTGGTAGAAAAACAGGCTCTGTTCTGTGTCGAACCAGATCATCTTCCGTCCTCGTAAATCCACCTCAAAATTGAGTTTCGGCCGGCCAGCCAGGGCGGCGGACGCCATGCAGCCCAGCACAAAGGACTTCCCGCTTTTTTCATGGCCGGTGAATACTCCGATCTGGCCGAAGCCCCCTATCCTGTACTTTCTACCGTTAGGGCCGTAGCAATGGAAAACCGTATCCTCCTCCCTGATCTCTGCATCATAGTCGAACCGGCTGGCAATAACATCCTGAAGGATGCCGGGCAGTTGTTCCCGAGCCTGCTCCACCTGCTGTTCCGCTGGCGGCGCTGGGGCCTGGAGCCTGTCGCCATACCCCTGCCCGGCAAGGGCGCGGGCGGCGGCGCTAAAGTCGCCACGGTGCTCTTCTACCGCATACATCCCGAAGGCCGAATAACACTTTTCAGGGTCGTAAGCCGTGGCGGTAGTGAATGGATAGAACCTCTCCTCTCCAGTCTTTGTGCGGACAATCGAGGCGTGAATGTCTCTCTTGTGGCTACTCCCCGGCTTGTTGAGCCGGATCACCTGCCCGGCGCGGCCAACCACCGTCCACCCGTATCGCTGTGCAGTATCCAGGATGTTGTGGCGGTTGTTGTAATCGTCGCCGGGGGATTTGCCTGGCGGGATATGGAGGGTAGTGGCATCTGCCGCAGGAGCCGGTAGGGTGGCATCCGGGCGCTCGTTCAACTCCGAGGCACAACGGAAGAATATCTCCCTTTCGGCGGCCGTCAGCACACCAATGTTCTTTAGGCTGCCCATCTTAATCTCGTAGCCGGGGGAAGGGGCTATGAATAGCAGGCCGCCCTCGCCTCTGGTTTCGATCACAGCCTCCTTGCTCTCTGCCCTGTACGTTAGTTTCTGGTTTCCTTCCGGGCTATCGGTTCGGTAAATGATATGCCAGCCCTTGCTCTTGGTGCGCTGTATTACGCACTTATGAAAAGCCTGTGTTCCTGCCGTGCTGGCCTTCAGGTTTTCGAGGTATTGGCTTGTTATCGTGCCTTTTGGGTCGTGCTTAACATCTATGTCTATTGCCTCAATGCCGCCAGTGCAGAGCAGGGCGATACCGGCGGCCGTTTCGGAAAACAGGGCCTCGATGTCTTTCCGGCTCTGCCCGGCGCGGTATTTCTCCCAGGAGGGGAAACGGACGCCGCCGCCGTCTCTATGGTAGAAGGGGATCACCTTCAGGCCGGCTTCGTGGTATTCTATGGCTGGCGCAAGGAAATTCATATCGTTGTGCTTTCCCTGATTATCTGAGCCATCCGGGCTACATGGTACTCCCACACACTCCGGTATTTCACCGCGTCCGGGTGGTTCTGCTCATAGTGGTTGTGGGCAGTGGTCAGCGCCTTGCGCTCCATTGGTTCACCGATGTAGCCCAGGCCGGCCAGGTATTTGCGCTCTTTGAATAACTTGTACTCCGCTTTCGAAAGGAAGGCGGCTATGGCAGTTATGCCGGGGTGTGTCTTGGTTATATGGGCAATGTATTCGCTGTACTTTGCCTCCAGTTCGGGGGTTAGTTCTACGTCTTTCTGCGCTTCTGCTTTCTGCCCGGCACGGATGGCGTCATTCAGGTAGCCCTCGAACTTAGTGCCGAAAAGGGTTTCGGGGCGGAGGTATTGCGCCATTTTAGCGTCGTTGCGCCATTTGGCGGCCATGTGGGCGATCACTCTTTTGAAGTCGTCAATGCCCGCCCCCTCCCGCGCCCTGGCATTAATCAGGCTTTGGGTTTTCTTCGAACCAGCCCGGTACTTGCTCCCGGTCTGTTCGTTAAGGAATTGGACAACCAGGGTATATATAGGTATATCCTTATTATTAATTGTAGGGGTTTTCCCATCGTCGGTTTTTCCCGACGTCGGGATTTTCCCCATATCGGTTGGCGCCTCATGTACTTCCCAATGCTTGCCGGCCACCTTGCCGTCCTCTCCTCTATCTGTTTTCAGGGTGGCGTATTTGAGTGCCTCAAGTTCTTTCATGCCTGCCCTAACGGCATCAATGCCGTCTTTTTCGCTTGCCTCAACAATATCAGCCATGCGCACCTGCCATCCGTTTTCATGGCTGAACAGATAGGCAGCCATTCCCCGCGCCTTAAAGCTAAGCCGGTGATCCTGGAGAATGCCCTTGTCTATCATTGCAAAGGGGTTATTCCGGCGGTTGATCTTGATTATCATTTGATTCTTTATTTATAGTGTTTCCAATAGTGAGCATCTTTAACACCTCGCTGATGTGCTTAGGGCCGTATTCCAATATTTCAAAATGAAATACATGGGTTTTTCTACCTGTTAACCCACTCATGTACTTTCTGTATTCAGATAGGCTTTTGTCGCCTTTTTGTGAGTTACAGGACTTACAGCACGGATAAAGATTTTCTGTACAGTGAGAACCCCCGTTGTTCTGTGGTTCCATGTGTTCGTGTGTGTACCCGTTCTTTATAAAAGGATTGAGGGCGCGTCCACAGTAGCAGCATAGCCCGCCAGTTTTATTCCAGATTTCTCTTTGCTGTTCTTTTGTTCCGTACTTATCCTCTTTTGATAGGTATTTTATCCATGATCCGCACGAACCGCACCGTGCCTCTGTGTGTTGTCCTACTTCCCGCACCGAGTAATCATTGCCGTCATGGCCGCATGAATGACATTTAAGGTCTGGAAGAAATATTCTTTTTGTCATTTTCGATACTCGTTTTCAAAAGCCCCCGGCCCGGCCCTACCTGTTCAGGTACCGGCAAGGCCGGGGCTTAACTAAATGCGTGATCGTATGAAATCCTAACCCGCTTTTTCCTTTGGGTTGAAAGGCCGGGCAGTATAGCCTGTGCGCTTGCTGTTAATGTACCGGCACAAGCTTTTGGCTGTAAATTCAGGCTCATCCTTCCAGGCTTCTCTGGCCAGCCAGTTATCGACAGCGGCGGCGATGTTCAGGCCGGAAACTTCCGGCAGGTCGTGCCAGACTGAGAATGAAACCGGCTTGCCGTTGACGGCAAATTCTATATCTGCTCTGCTCATATCCTAGTATATTTTGAGTAGTCATCCAATGGCCCACTGGCATGCCTTTTCTCTTTTTTCATCTCCCTGTAAGTGTCGATTGCAGCCCCCAGGAAGAGCAGGGCCAGGATCGCCTTGAGTATCATGGATTATAATTGTTAGTTGCTTCCTACCCGGCCAGCCCCGCCCCCAGGAGCAGGCCAGCCAGCAGGGCGACGGCAATTGCGAACATTACGCCTGCCGCCATGGCGCTTTCGTTGTCATCATCCATAGTGTGTTGTTTTGAAAATGCGGGCCGGCCCCGTAACAGTGACAAGCAATGATTTCCGGCCCGCGCCCGGCACTTTTGCCGGGCCTCCCAATTCTATGTTTTTGCTTCCCAAAAGCCAGCCGGGGGGAGGCTGGGCCGGCCTGTCAAACGAAGTGGGCCGGGAACACATGGGAAAATGGAAAATCAAAAACTTATTGCTATCATCTCTTCGAGTTCCTCTGCATTCGTTTCCGGGAGGAAGTATTTCAGGATCACGTCCACGGCGCTGTTGTAGAACTCGGAAAACTCCGCCTCATCCATCGCCGCAAATGATATGCTTTTGGCCTCGTAAGTAACCCGCCCGCCAAGCGTGACTTTCTGCTCGTAGTGGCCCACCTGCATTTTGATATGCCATAGCAGGTCGTCAACCGCCCGGATCACTACCGGCTGCCCGTCCGGCATCTTGGCCGGTATTTCATCGGGCAGGTTATCGAAAACAAGGGCCAGCAGAGCAAAGAACTTCTTATGGAACTTGATATTTCGCGGCATGGAGACCTTCACCCTGTACACTTCACCTTCCCGCATCTTCCCGAGTTGTTCTGCGTCCGCCCGGTCATACGGGCGAAGGATTCCCATTTTTTTTACCGCGAAAAATTCCATTAGCTTACCGCTTTTCCGGCTTCCACCTTATTCAGTACCCGCGCTACTTCTGCGCAATACACAGGCACTTTCTCATCCCATGCAGCGAACATGCCTGCATCAGGGTAGAAGCGCTCGCAGATCAAATCCATCGGCGCAAATTCAGGGTGGTAGTACACGAAATCCCACCACTTGCGCCCCGATATGTACAGGCTCCATTGAACCTGTGTATAATATTCCTTCTTCATTTCTCGGGTATCGAAGAAGCGGAGGAACTCCTCAGCGGCAGGGCACTTAATTTCCAGGCCTCCGTCTTCTCCGACCAGCCCATCCGGGCTAACTCCCAGGTATTCGCCTTCGGAGATATACCCAACCTGCTGCACTGTGCAGAAATACTCATTCTCGTACCGGCGGCGGGCAATTGGCTCTAATGCTGTTCCGCGCTCCATTGCCGCATTGATGTATGTGTCATCCTCCGGCCCGGTGATGTATTCGGCAGCCTTCCGGTACACCATCGCCTGCGCTCCAACTCCCAGCCCATTGCCGTTCTTCCCGTTGGTGAGCAGGGCGGCGCAACTTGTCCCGCCAACGCGCCCGGCGCGAAGGGCGCGCCACTCATCTGAGCCTTGTTCTACTATATGAGCCATCATAGCGAAGCGAGTGTTTTTTTCTGTTCGTCAGAAAGCTCGAAGCTCTCATACGCCATTGCCTTTTCGTATTTACCGCCCTTTATGGCATCCACCATCTTGGCGAAGCGTTCATCGCCTATGCGGGGCTTAATAGGAAGTACAGGGCGTACTCTCAGGCCGGAAGTGGTTTCGCCTTTCATCTGCACATTGTGGTCAACATATAGCGTCACTTGTTTTCCGATCCAGTCTATTGGGTAGATGGATTCATGTACGGTGCTGATCGTTTTGGAGTTTGTCACATTCAGGATCATGCCTTTGTCGAACTCCTTGAAGTATGCGACAAGGCATTTGTCCTTCCGGCCCTTTTCGCCGGTCACTTCTTCGTATTTGAAGGCGGTGAACGTCACCACCGTATCTGTATCAATATCCCAGGATGCGAGGTAATCGCTCTCGAAGTAGTCCCGCCACTTGGTGCGGCCGTTTACGGGGCCTAATTTGGGTTTCGCTTTCATCCTTGGCAAATTTTCCAGGCCAAGAAATCTTGTTCCAGGTCATTCCTGAACTCGTCCAGGTATTGCTGGAACGAGTAACTGCGGGCCCTCCACTTGTCAACCCAATCTTGTCTGGCATGATCCCAGTAGCCATCGTCATATTCTACAAGTACGCTTCCGCCGCGTTCCTCGGAAAAGTGGGTTATGCGGCCCGTTTCGCGCATCCATTCCGCGAAATCCGGAAAATGAATGCTTTCCCAATCTTGCCCCTCCTGCCACCGGATGCGGAAACAGTTACCTCCGTCCAGTGTGACGTCGTAATCGTAGACAGAAGTAAGGCTAGGGGTGAAAGTCACGTCATCCTCGATGACGCATTTGTTTTTCTGAGAAATCATTTGTACATTTGTCATATTGTTTAGATTTAATCGCTATTGAATGCCCGGCCCTGCGCCGGGTTTTTCTTTTCAGGCTGCCGTTGCTGGCTGGGCCTTCTCCTCTAAAGCGCATTTGGCCTGCATGATGGCCAATTCCATAGCTGGAATCACATCCTCTCCCCTTAGATATTTGTAGAGCGTCGGGCGGCTTATCCCTGCCACCTGGCAGAAACGAACCTTGCTAACGCTGTCCAATATTTCTAACTTTCTTTCCATGTACACAAATGTAAATCTTTTTACAATAACATGCAAGCTATTGCCAATGTTTTTATATTTTTATAACTTTGGAAAATTCAAAACATATTGAAACTATAAGTATTGAAACTATGAGTAAAAAGGGAGAAAAAAAGAGCATTGCCATCAACCGGCCGGCTTGGAAAAAACTGAAAACCGAGGCCGCAATTACTGAATCCACTATCGCCGAGGTAGTGGACAAGTTGGTTGAGGAGGCTGAAAAAAAGGCTGAAAATGAAAAAAAGCCGGAAGGTGAAAAACAATAAAGCCCTTACCCCTTACCGGCCCTGGCTGGCGTTCCTGCGCCAGCACCGGCAGGCTGTCGTTACTGCTGCCCTTGGCCTTGCCGGGGGCGGGTGGGTTGCTTTCTGGCTTATCACATCGGGCCTATGGTACTGGCTTTTTCGCATCGTTGCCCCGGCAATGATTATCGGCATTACGGTGCGCCTGGTGTGGGAGGCGATAGAAAACGATGCCCCCCGCCCGGAGCCGGGATGGATGGGGGTGGAAATGAAAGGGGATCCCCTGCCTGAGGGGTGGGATCAGGAGCCGGAGAAGTACAGCGCCCGCGATGTTCCAGCGCATGAGAATACGCCAGATGTCCTGGTGGATGAATACAATCCGGACTATATAGCTGAATTAGTGGATCGTATGGAAAAGGAAGCGAAGGGCCGGCGCAAGAAAGGGCCGGATTTTGAAATAGTCGAAAAATAAAACACACTATATATGAAAAGCATAGTACAAACCAACATCGAGCGCCGGGTAAAGGCTGAGGCTGAAAAGAAAACCCTGGTCGATACATACGGCAACCTGATAGGCTGGATGAAAGTCCTGGCCGACTGGCTCCTGGCCCCCGCCGGGGCTATCCTGGATGGGCTGGTGCTGTTCGGCATATTCTTCCTTAGCGTGAAAAACATGCCACTGGCCATCGCACTGTCGGCAGTATCTGCTATTGCCATACAGTTCTTATACGGGATGCCGGCCAGCCATGCCGCTGCAACGGCATTCACCGGCAGATACCAGAACCAGGGAGAGCAAAGGTTAATGTGGGCCATGTGGGTTGTTACGGGCATTGGCCTGGGCTGCTCCCTCCTGCTTTCCTTCCGGTCTGACCGGTTGGTCGAGGCGGTGGCTGAACACCACTATAAGGAAGAAGCCGATACGGCAGTACAACGGCGCTATGATGCCCTGTTGCAACAGGCGTTGGAGCAACACAACACTGATGTTGCAACACTACAACAGCGCATCAACAGTTTGGAGGCAGATAAGATAGTGTGGAAGGGCAGGGAAACAACCAGGGAGCGTTCCAGCCGAAAAGCTGCCGCCCTATCGGAGGAACTTACAACACTACAACAGGCTTACAACGCCCGCGTTGCGCAGATCGAGGAGCAGCGCAACAACAGCCTGCAACAGTTACAACAGCGCAACAACAACAGCGCAACACTTTTCAGTGCCCGCGTTGAGGATGGCGGCCAGACGCTGAAGGGGATCAACATTACCTTTAACATAATCCGGCTGGTAATTATACTCATCTTCATGTATTTCACTGCCTGCGCCGCTGAGGAGTTACAACACCCTCCAACGCCTGTTGCAACTACTGTTGGAGCATCCAACACAACAGCCCGGCAACACCCGGCCGGCCCGGTTGTTTCCCCTGCAATGGAAGGTGAACCACAACGGACGGTTGTGAAACCATTCAGCACGGTATTGCCGAAGATGGGGGCCGCTGGCCCAGCCCCCGCGCAACAGGCTCCAACACCTGTTGCAACTACTGTTGGATCGCAATCTACAACACCTTCCGGCAACACTTACAACGTTACTGTTGTGGACGGAAAACCCACACTGCCCCCGCCGGCGATGATGGACACGAAAGAAACCGCGTTCACATTGCAGGACGTGAAAAGGAGGATACCTACGTATAGAGACCGGGGCAGCGCCAATGCCCGGCAGATATACCTGGAGTTGCTGAAAATGCAGGCCATACTCGAAAAGGAAACAACATGAAAATCCCCCGCCTCCTGCCCCCCGCCCTGGCGCTGGCAGCCCTGGCCTGGGCGGGGTGGTACTTCTTATTCCATCCCGGCCAGCCCCCGGCATCCCCGGCCCCGGCCCAGTACCGGCGCTTGTCGCCGGAGCAGTTGGACAGCCTCTGGCGGGAAACCGTCCGGCAGGGGCGGGAGCCGAGATTGAGCCACTGCGTCACCAAATCCCCCCTATATGTACACAGACGATCCAATTTACGAACCAGAGGCACAGCCAGACGAAATTACGCTACACACGCAAAGGCTTCGACGATGGAACCGGCAACGAAACAAGACGAACAGAAGGCGCAGGAGGTACTTCCTGAGCCTGTATCAGAATGTAAGAACCGGACGGCTGGTAGCCCGAAACCCGCGCCAGCTTAGATTGAGGTTGACATAAGTACATGATTTGTTTTTAGCTGCCTGCCCCTGCTCCGGTTCGCCGGGGTGGGGGTTTTTCGTTGAAAATATTGCAATGAATGGTGGGGAATATTGAAAATCTACAAAAAATACAAGAATGATGAAAATATTTGCAGATGGGTATTGACTTTTACAGAAATGTCGTGTATATTTGTATTATCAATTAACAAAAACATACACGATCATGAAAAATGCAATGCAAACCAAAATCAACACAGGAAACGGATTCAGCGCCCACGTAGACATCGAAGATCTAGAAAACCTAGGCTGGGAACTTGACGAGCTTTATGAAGATGTAGCAAGCGCAATGGGCATCTCCTTTGAGGATGCAGAAAAGTGGGAGAAAGAAAATTACCACATTCGGTTAGTTAACTATGGGGATGGAATTAAGTGGATTTCATCTCACAATACTTCCGGCGACCGGGGCGACGCCCAAGATTCTGGCGACGCTGAAATGGTAGAGAACGACATTCAAGAACTCTACGCAGCAGGTTTGTTGTGGGAAGTTGAACAAGGCGAAGACGAAGAAGAATAATTCACCAACCCGGCCCGATCCATTAAAACAAGGCATTGCATGGGGCCGGTAAAACACAACAAAAAAATGGCAATAACAATATACCACCTCACCACCCCCGACAGCGACCACGCCTACTACACCTCTCGCGCCGGGCTAGTCCTGGACAACGCCGAGGAAGGCCTGCCGGTCGGGGCATTCACCCTTGACCGCCACGATTGGGACAAGCCATGGGAAAAAAATGGATGGATAATCAGGAAAGGAGTGGCGCACACTACCCAGGAAGTCCGGGAATATCATGAGAAGCTTAATAGCCTCAACCCGGATGATTTTAAATAAAAATCAAAAAAAGTACAGATATGCCGAAAATATTTGTACTTAGGTATTGACATTTACAAAAATTGTAGGTATATTTGTATTATTAATTAACGATATAAAACACAAGATCATGAAACAAATGTGGAAATTCGGATGGGTTATAGCAGGCAAAAAAACAAATTGGCAATACGGTACGGCCGAAGAGGCCGCCAAAGCATTTGAAAGCCGGGTGAATGGAGCGACATGGTTTTGCGTTCCGGTAGAGAAGCCGGTAGATATGTGCAAATCCTGGGGGATCAGGTAGAAACACTCCCGCGTCACAGCCGAAACGCCCCCGCCGGGGCGTCCCCTCCGGGCTTACCGCCGGGGGGCTGACGAGGCAGGTTCCCGTTAAAAAAATGAGATCATGGAAAAGTACAGTGTAGAAATCTGGCCCGGCAGCGCCGAGAACAGGCCAACAGAACAGGCGGGGCTATATTTCACCCCGGACCAAAATGAAGAATACCCCGTCGGCCCTGCACCATTGAGTGTCCGGGCCCGTAGGTGGCAACTATCGAACGGTTCCGCTTATGGCGGAATAGAGGGTTGTGAAATCAAGGTGGCCACTACTGATGAAAGTATTACTGGCCATCAGGCCCTGGAAACGTTAACCAAGCAAGCCCGGAAGGGCGCAAAAAAATAAATCATGAAAAAAGATATTTTCACAACTGTAGCGCCGAAGAATATGGTCAAGGTGGGAACCTATGAGAGGTATTGCCACCAAGACCCTGAAATCTTTGGAGATGAATACCAGCCTGACCATCCGGCTGTATTCGTCGCCAAACAAACCGAATGGCTGGGCGGCGAGGAGGTAAAGCGAGGCCCCTTCTGGATTGAAAGGGGATCAGTTTATCAATAATAAAAATAACTAGCCCGGCTCCAGCCTGGCGCAAAAACAACGGTCATGAAAAAAGATTATGATTATGAAAACGCTGACCTGCACTCCGCAGATCTCCGGGGGGCAGATCTCCGGGGGGCAAATTTCAGATGGGCTTACCTCAATTGCGCCAACTTGGAGGGTGCCAACTTGGAGGGTGCTGATCTTGGGGACGCATTCCTGAAACGCGCTAACCTCCGGGGCGCCAATCTTCGCGGGGCAAGATTGGCCTTCGCCAACTTGTATGGTGCCAACCTGGAGGGCGCAAACCTTGAGGGCGCAAACTTATGGCGCACTTTTCCACTCCACCAGCCGGATGAACCAACCCGGCGATGAGTGCGCCCCGCAAAAAAGGTAGCCCCGCGCCGGTTTCCCGGCACGGGGCTTTCCTGTCCCTGCGAAGGGGGCAAAAAACAAACATACTATAAGATTACTTCGTATCGTCCGGCGGCTCCCGCCCCGGCTCTCCATCTTTCCACCCATCCGGCGGCTCTACGGATACCCGGCGGATACTCAGCCCTTCCAGCCCGGCGACCGGATCACCTATAGCGGCCAGGATGGCCTCGTCCGTCGGGTGTTTCAGGCCCGGCACATTCACCGTAAACAGCCCAAGGCAATCCGTATATGAATGGCTTTCCAGCCCTTCCGTCCGGGTCTTCTTGGCCTGGAATACCCACACCGTCGCCCGCCATGCCCCGCGCTCCGGGGCCGGCTTTTCGATGCGCGGCAGGTGGCCGGGGGCTTCGCTGCCGAAGACGCCGTACTCAGCGGCCTGGTCAGCGCCGAAGAGTAACGACAATAGGGCAACGATGTACTTTAGGCCGTTTTCTTTCAGGTGGCCTTTTATTTTCTTCCACATAACGAAAAGTTTTCAAGGTGATAAATCAGCTACAGGCCGGCGGCCTTCAATGCGGCCTCAGCGCCCTTTGCCTTAACTTCTTTCAAGGCTGCCAGCCGCCCGGCCTGGAATGCGGTGTTGCTGATACCCCAATAAGTAGCGTAATAGCCTTTGGCGGCAGTAGTGAATGCATATTTCCAGTTGGGGTCTATTGCGCTGCCCAACTCAGTGGATGCCGTATTGAATGCGGCGTCAATTTGAGCGGGCGTTGCGGCAGCAGCCTCCTGGGCAAACCGCAGGTCTTTGATTCCTTCCTGCCAGGTGAAAACCAGCGGAAGGGCAAATTGCAAATCAGTGCCGTCCAGTTTACCGTCGGCCTTTGCCAATGCGTATGCGTTCACGGTCTTAAACCCTGCTCTGAGAAATTCAGTCGTTTCTTTCATGTTGAATTTATTTTGTGTGTTGAAAAATCAATCCTTCTTCGGCCCCTGGTAGTCCACCAAGTCCCGCGTAATTTCCACCTGCACGCCTTCCCACTCGAAGGCCACACTAATGGGCTTCAAGTCCTGGTAGGCATATCCTGGCGCTGTATTGGCTGCGTAATAGTCCAGGAAGTACAGCGCATACCTCCCGGCGTCGTACACATCCCACCCGCCCGGCGTTCCGATGCTCCTGTTCCTGAAATACGCCTCCGCGTTGGCCTCCAGGGCCTCCCACTCGTGCTGGTATTCCGTGGCACTGCTGGCCTCGAAGACTATCCTGGATATATTCATGTATGTCATCCCAGCTGGCTGGAAGAGGGCCGTGGCGTCCATGTCGTAGTCTTCCGGCTCCGCGCTGGCCGTGTTCAATTTCACCCACCCGAGCGACCATGCCCCGTCGATGGCCAGCGGCAGGCGCCTTTTCCGGTATTCCGGCGGCCCTTCCGGCTCACAGGCCGGGCAGTCCGGCCCGCCACAGTCAACGCCCGTTTCCTTGCCGTTCCTGATGCCGTCGGTGCAGGTGGGCGGGGCTGGCTCCCCGCCGGGCGGGTTGTCCAGCATGGGGCCTATAATGCCGCTGCCGTATCCGTAGTAATGGTCGCGCCCAGGGCTTCCCAGGTCGGCGGCATATTCGATATAATGCGCCTTCAGGCCGGCCGCCGTGGCGTTGGGGTTTACGCTGGCCAGGATTGCGAACAGCCCGGCCAGGTGCGGGGTGGCCATTGACGTGCCGCTGAGTAGTTTCGTCCCCCCGTCCGGCCAGGTGGACAGGATGGAACTGCCCGGCATTGCCGCCCATGTCTCCGGGCCATAGCTGGAATAAGAGGCCCGCGTTACGCCTGAGCCGGACTGCTGCAATGCAGCCACGCCCAGCGTGTACTGGCTCCGGCCCGGATACTGGTTCGGAGTGTTGCCAGTGTTGCCGTTGGCGGCGCAATTAATCAGCACGCCCAGGGCTTCGGCCTCCCGGAATGCCTTTTCCAGCCCGTCGGATGCAGTAGCGCCGCCCAGGCTGTAATTGTACACTACGAACCAGCCCTTAGCTATCAACTCCTTTGCCTTGCCGTTGGCGTACTCTGTGCCTGCAATAATCCAGGTGAACGATCCGCTACCCTGGTTGCTTAGCACCTTAACGGGGACGAGCCGGATTTCAGGCAGCATCCTGGCAATGCCCAGGGGGTAGTCCGGGGCCGTAGCGGCGATGATCCCGGCGACGTGGGTAGAGTGCCCGTGGCCGTCCTTGCCGGATTCCTCCCCAGTGAACACCCGGCCAAGGTCGTTCCAGGCCACATCCTTCAGGAATGGGTGGTCGTATTGCCCGCCCGTGTCGAAGATGAAAACTACTACCGGCCGCCTGGCCTTGGAGCGGATCTCTTCCGCCCGCTGGTTCACGCCCAGGTAGGTAGGCCCCCAGTTGCCGGTTTCCATGGCGTAAAAGGTTGGCTCAATTGGTAGGCTCTCAATCGGGTCGAGGATCACATCCGGGGCCTCCCGGCGCTCCATCCTGTCCAGGCGGCGTTCCAGGCGGCGGAACTTGCGCTCGTAATCATCCGGGATCACGTCCGGCTTCTGCCCGGCAAGAGGCAGGGTGGAAAGGAGGGTAAGTAAGAAGAAAAGATAGTGTTTCATATTGTGCTTTTTGTGTGTTTCATTATACAATCAGCCTGTCCAGCCGGTCTACGGCCATCCTGAGCCGCTCAAGGGCCGGCGCGGTCCCTGAGATACTGGATGTGGGATTTGAGGATCTTGATCTCATCCTCAATCCACCCTTGTAATAAGGAAAGTTTCTCAGAAATCCCTGCCGAATTAATTGAAACCTGTTGTTGAATCCTTTCCAGCGCATGAAATGCTTTTTCAAAGCCCCTGATAGCTTCTTCTGTAACCTTACGGTTGTCATCCACAAGTTGCATGTTCCGCCGGGCCATCAGGACGACCATTATTACCAGGGCTACGATTATCAGCAACAGGATAACCACTAAGCCCGTATATACCCCCTCCGCCGGTATTCCGAAAGATGTCTGAAATAGCATAATTGAGGTTAGGTTTTGGATGCGAAAGGGGGTTGTTTTCGCGCTCATGGGAATAATCAATTTCCCGGCCGGGAAGGCCGGCTTGTCACCCACTCCCGGCCACCAGGATAGTGGTGGCCTCCTGTATCTTCATTCCGGCCCGCATTAGTACCCCCATGGCCTCGCAATAGTCGCCAGCCCGAGCCAGGGCTATCGCCTTTTCCTTGGTTTCTTCCGGTATCTCTTTCATATTATTATTTTATAATTTTGAAATCAATTTCCAGTTCCATCTCCTGCACCGCCGCGCCGCTGCCTCCAATCCAAGTCCCCACTTCCCGGAACACCTTCAGCCATGGCGCGTCCCAGGGGTGGGTGTAGAGCGTTGTCAGCCCGAACGATGAAATAGCATAGTGTGCCTCCAGGCCCTTCAGGTAGCATGATGCCAGGAATGCTTCCCCTACGTGTACTAATACCGGCTTGCCGGTTGTCAACCAGCCCACGCGCTTATCGTTGGTGTATGCCGTTACTTCCAGTACGCCTTCCAGCTTCCCCGGCCGCCAGGCGATCATCGCGCTGCGCCGGTCGTTCGGCCCGAAGAAGTAAGTAAGCCCCTTCAGCTTGTTCCAGTCCTCCCTGTCCTTGCGGTTCTCCGGAGTTTCCGGCCACCAGCAGGACGGAGCGAACCGCGCGGCCAGTTCAAAGCCGGAAGCCCGCCGGGGCAGCGGGTTTTCCAGCGGCCGGAAGTTGTTCTGGCCGGGGGCGATGGTGTATCTAGTGGCGCCGTCGATGTCCATATCAGTCTATTTTCACGATCCTAACTGCTCCGGTAGCCCCGCTTACTCTATGCACTGGCCAGAAAATACTCTCCGCGCCGGGGCGCAAGTCTCGGAAGAACTCATAGTTCGTTGCCCCGAAACCCAGGTCGATGTTAGTGATCCCGAAGTTGTTCCTACTTCTCGGGTTCATCACCCATACCGTGCCGGTGGGCGTCCCGGTGCGGCCGGTAAGCTGCCTCAGCCTCCAGCGGCCGTTACCAAGGCGGTTGATGTCCGCGAAGAAGCTGCCGGTGGACGTGAATACCCTATACCTGCCGGTGTAGTCCTGGAAAAGTTCCTCGCTGGTAGCATCCAGCAGGCTCAGGCCGGTGAGGGCCTGGTATAGCGTACTGGCGTTGTTGAATGCCCGCAATATCTGCCCGCGCTGGAACGCTTCGCTCATGTGGCGGGAAAGCTGCAACTGCTGGTTGACCGCCCCGACATATATCTGCCGGGCTACCTGGCTGCTGTCCGCCGGGCAATTGCCCTGCTTAATCAGGATAGTTGTTTGTGATGTGTCCGGGTAGGGTGTGCCATTGTCCACCACCCGTATGGATACCAGGTAATAGGCTTTGGTGGTGGTATCTCCCTGGCAGATTATGGTGTCTAGCCGGGCTACGATGGTATCTCGCTCGCTGATTATGTCCTGCCCGGCGGCTGATAAGGCCAGTAGGGCAAGGGCTGTGATTGTCAGTATTTTTTTCATGTTATGGTTTTTCATGAATTAGAATGTAGACAATGCAGAGCGTTTCCAACCTGCGCTAGTTTTGATGTAGATATAGTCGTCATCGTAAGTAATGTCCCCCTCGCTTCCGTAGCTGTCTGCCGCGGAAGTCGGGGTGTATGGCTTATTGTCTAGGGCTTTCCATTTCGTACCATCATAACCCTCAAATGTGTCGTTGTCTGTATTGGCTCTTGTCTGCCCCTGGACAGGGCTTCCTGGGCGCTGAGCGGTAGTTCCAGTATGGATTTGCAGGGCGCTGGTGCCTGTCATATTCACTGCTGCTTGGAAAGT